TGCTGCATTTGGTGTAATTGTGGGGGGAGTAGCACCCAACCAACTCCAACTACTACCTGTTATATCAGAACTATTTGAGAATTTATTCGTAGCAGGATCATAAGTTGCTCTGTTTCCAAAGTCATAGTTCAGAAGCAAATTACTAGAAGCTGAAGTACCAGGACCAATCATAGGTGCTGTGGAAGATGCTTCATAGGTATACTTAGACTTGGTAGCGTTGTAGTTCTGGTAGACTTGTGCTGGTGTTAGTGCTCTTGGATAGACACGAACATCACCGATGTCTCCATCCCACCACCAATGATGATCACCCCATGCAGCAACTACATAAGGAGCTGTTTCTCCTCCGCCTATGTAAAGAGGTCTATCTGAATTAACTATAGTATCTGTGTAAGCGGAGCTATCTAGTAGCACACCATTCTTATATAATCTCATATTGCTTCCATCATATGTTCCAACCCAATGGGTAAATTGTGTGTATTCAGAACTGTTTACATCAACTGAAATAATATGACTACCGTTCCATTGGTTTACAAACCAGTTAAATGTATTCGAGAACGCACCACCACCCAAATTGGTCACCCTTTCGTACATTCCAAAACCATCAGGCCAATCCGCATCGCTAGTTTTTATTACACCAACCCTGTAAATGGGTGCTGTCGCGCTTCCATTCATGGTACTCCACATCTCGACAGTTATAGTATCAAAATCGGGTAGTGTATCTACAGATATATAATCATCTACTCTATCAAACTCCCAGTATCCAGCGGCGTTGTGGGTAGGAGATGGATTTTTAGCGGTAATTCCTCCAACCAAAGTAATAGTTCTATTATTTGAACTTGTATCTGTAATGGAACTACCATCAATAATTAAAGAAGTTCCAGATACATCATCAAGTGGTGCTGATGGCGGAGTGAAGTTTCCTGTATATACTTGAACTCCTTTCACAACTCTCAAATTAGAAATTTCACCAGCATATTCATTACCACCATAAGTTCCCCTAGCACCTATGTAAAGAGTGTCACTACTATCAAAGTTTCTGTTAGCAGATCCAGTAGCATCTAATACTCCATCAACATATAATTTTGTAGCATCTCCAGAAGCACCCCTAACAACAGCAATATGATGCCACTGTCCGTCATTTATTTGAGTGGAACCTTGAATAGCATTATCAGCATTAGACACTTGTTCGTTAAATTCTATTCTTCCGTCATTTGATCCAGTAGATCCATTAGTTCCAACACACAACCTCATACCACTATCATTTGGGTCGTTTTCGTGATATAACCACCCAGCAGATGCCGTGGTTTTGATAAACATTTCAATAGTATATGCTCCAGTTCCAAAATTAAAGTCAGCACTATTAGCAATTTCTAAACGATCTGTGCTACCTCCTGGAAAATTTAAAGATCCAGAACCATATCCAGAACCAGCAAAAGGACCAGATAAAGAAATAATTCCATCATTTCCTTTACCAGATTGGTCTAACCAGTTCCCACTACCAGAATAGACATCACCCAACAGGTTCAGTTCTTGGAAGTCATTAACTCTAATAGCAGGACTACCACTATACTCAAAGTTATCAGCACTATCCATCTGTCTCTTCTTGTTAGAGATATTAGTAGCAAGGTCATCAAAGAGAAGTTTGTTGGCAGTGAATGGATATGACATTAGATCACTACTGCTATTGCTAACAGAACCATCTGATAGTCTACCAATTTGATCTGGAGCGTTTAGGACTTTATAGTCAATAGTTGTAGAACCATCAGAAGAATATTGAAAATCTCCAAGTCCATTACCAGAAGAACTTACTTTACCAAAAGTATACTTAGTAGGGTTCATACCAGAAGTTACTTGATCACAAAAAAGTAGGTAATAAAAAGATGGGTCGGCATCTAAACTTACGTTATCAAATTGAAGTCCTGAATCTCTCGAACTTTCAAGAAACCTTCTCCAAACAAGATCTCCATTCTTAGAATATTTACTTAAGAGTCCTCTCTTAACGCCTAGTCCACCTGAAACTGTTCCAAAAACAACTGCTTGTTCTGTCTCGCCATCTGAAAATACTTGTTCAAAAGTAAAATTATTAAAAAGTCCTTCGTCAGTTTGTTTTTGCCAAATAATATTACCTTCTGCTGTATATTTAATAATAAATCCATGATTAAATTTGTTTCCTACGATATAAATTTGACCACTAGAATCAATAAAAATATCTTTACACTCAACATCTTGGTATGAATTCAATCCATCAGGATCATATTGTGATTTGATAGTTCTATCCCATAGAACTTCTCCTGTGCTAGAATCAATCTTAACAATGTATCCTTTTTTGGCACTATCGTCTTCCAGATAACCAACAGCAATTACTGCTCCTTTATTATTAGAAGCAATCTTAGTAAGAACAGCATCTCTATTAGGCATCGATGCTGCCTTACCCCATCCAGGGTTGCCATTACTATCAAACTTTTCTACGTATGCTATTGCGACATCTGATCCTAATGCTGATATTTGAGTGTCAGGTGTATTACCACAAGCATAATAGTTTCCGCTACTATCTGATGTAACACCTGTATACTCTAGGTCACCAGTAGAAGATGTTGATTGCCAGTCAAGCACACCAGCATTAGAATACTTAGCAATATAAGGTGCTTCTAATCCATAGTCACCATTCACACCACCATATTTACCAACAACAATTACATTATCATTACTATCTAACTCCATGGTAGTTAGAGTTAGAGCACTGCTGTATACAGCAGGGGATATTCTAACTCCCCACTCTTCGGTTGATGTACTATTACTCCCATCGTAATCTCTTTTTTCTACCCAACCAAATGAATCATTTCCTAATCCCGTACCCGATAGAAGAAATTTTCCATCTGAATAATTATATTTAATTTGACTGGGAGTATAATATCCTTCATTTGGATTGGAGGACTTATCAATTGCTTTAAAAAAATTGGTTACTGCGTCTGCTCCAGACGAACCTAAAAGAAAAAGGTTTCTGGCAGCACTACTAAATCCTACTGGCATCTATCTATCCTTAGCTAAAGTCTGTGTTTCCTTGACCATATACTCTGGTGATACCACCAGTGTCTCTAACAATAAGAAAAGTTAGGATATCAGTATTTGATGTAGCAATTGGAGGAGAACCTCCTGACCAACTAACTCCGTTAGTGACTGCGTTTCCGTCTACATTACATGCATCACCATATATAGCTGCGGTATTGGCATCAATAATTAAAGTAATTGTAATTGATTGTCCGTTTTGTAAAATAGTACCAGAAGCATCTGCTGTACTCAAGTCCCATGTATCAATAGAAGTAGTTGGTGTAGTGCCTACGATAGTATTTGCAGCAGCAGTACTAATACTCAATGTATTGCCTGTCATACTAAAGTTGGTAGCAAAAGTAGAGAATACTTTTTCTATAGAACGTCCTCCAAGAACGATAGGACCATCAACAGATAGACTAGTAAGTGTACCAACTGATGTTAGTGAAGAATCAACAACACTATTACCAAGACCTGTAGAATCAATAATTAATTGGTTACCAATAGCAAATTTCTTACCAGAATTAAGTTCAAAGTTTTCTGTAGAGACCCAATACTTATCTGTTCTGCTGTGATCATATAGTAGAGTCTTATCTCCCGTGCCTCCAGATGCAACAGGTGTACCTTTCAGGACTATTCCACCACCATTTGCACCAAGATCTGTTGGACCAGTAGCAATGAATGTTGCATCACCAGTAGAACCAGTGATAGCAGTAGATAGAGTTGCTGTTTTTGCAGCACCATCAAAGGCAACGATGTATGTACCAGCAGGAGTACTCACACCAGCACTTGGTATGGTAATTTCCATACCTTCAATCAAACCAACAACAGGATCAATGTTGGTTACGTTGGCACTTCCGCTAACATAGTCTGCTGTAAACGTTTGGTTTGTAACAGCAGCAAGTTCTAGACTCTTATCATCGATCGTGATGTTTGCCGAATTAATACTAGTAGTAGTTCCTTGAACCACCAAATCACCATCGATGGTTGCGGTTCCTTGAACTCTAAAGTCATTTGGTACCGTAAGATTATATGAACTATCACCTTTAATCCATGTTCCAGTACCAGAACCAATGATCAATTGATTATCACCACCAGCAGAAGATGCTGCATAGGTTGCACTAGTACTATCTTCTGTAGATGCAGGACCGATCAGAACATTACCACTACCAGTTTGTGCGTAACCTGCATAGTGTCCCAGACATACATTGTAGTCTCCTGCAGTATTATTCTCTAGAGAACTTCTTCCTACTGCAACGTTACCCTCACCAGAATCTAGTTGGTACAATGAATCTTTACCAATGGAAACGTTGTTGTCTCCATCATCTAGATTAGCCTGTGATCTGTAACCTACGGCGGTATTACCAGAACCAGAAGTTACTCCCTGTAGAGCAGAGTAACCAAAAGCTGTTTGATGAATACCAGATTGGTTAGCATTCAGTGCTGCATAACCAACGCGAGTATTTGTTTGAACTTCACCGCCACCTCTACCAATACCGATACCAAATCCACCAGCATCTCTAATAGTAATGTCTGCATTTACAAAGTCTGCTCTTCCATTGACTGTCAGTGTATCTGATACTAGAGTTCCAAGGGTTGCACTCTTAGCAATTGATACAGAGTTGCTAATCGTTGTAGTACCACTGCCAGCACCTATATTCAATGCTGTGGCAGCACCAGCAAAGTTAATTGTTAGTGCTGATGTATTGAGTAGGTCAAAAGTTGAACTACTTGTATTAAGAGTGGTGGATACTACAGCATTGTTAGCAAACATCAGTGATCCAGTACCTGTACTATCAGATACAACACCTCTTAATTGAGTGGAAGTTGTTGTAGCAAATGCACCAAGTGTATTGGATGAGTAGGCAACAGTTGCACCAGCACCACCACCAGTTCCAAAGTTAATACTACTTCCGTCAACACCAGTAAATGTTAGAGTATTGGAGACACTAAATGTTTTTAGGTCAGATAGTGTGAAGGTAGAACCTGAAGTTGCTGTAATGGTTAGACCATTAATCGTGGTAGCAGTTGCAGTTCCAATTGTGGGGTTGGTTAGTTCAGGTGCTGTTAAAGTTTTATTAGTGAGGGTTTGTGTTTCAGTTTCTGTAACAAACCTTTTTGCAATACCACCATTGTCGAATGATCTCCAGTAAGCACCTGCTTCATACCATTCAAGTCTATTGAATGTTGCAATCGCTCCGTCTGGTTGAGTAGTTCTGTTAACCTGGATACCACCATCAGCACCAGTGATGCTTGCACCCTTTCTAAGTTCAATTACATTATCTTCTACCTGTAGAGTGGTAGTGTCAATAATAGTATTGTTACCTGTGATCTGAAGGTCACCATTGATAGTTACTGTACTACCATCATCAGTAATAATACTATTAGCAAACTGAGAGTTGCCGTTATCCCATTTAGAAACTCTATTATCAATCAGGTTTCCAGAATTCTTAACTGAGAATGTTCCAGAAGAATTATTAAGAGCAAGACCTTCACCTGCACTAAGAGATGCACCTGTGTCAGAGTTGAGAGAACTGATCTCAATTTCAATTTCACCTGATGCATTAGTTGATTGTGTGATTGTGGTAGCACCTGATTGCTTGAATCGGAAGTTACCATCAGATAGTACTTCAGTACCAGATCCAACCTTTGTAATAGTATCATCATTTTGGGAATCAATTTCGATTGTTGTTCCAGTTTGACTAACAGTTACATTACCACCACTACCACCAGTGAGTGTTATATCACCATTAGTAAGTGTTCCAGAAACACCACCTTTAATGTTGGTGATGGTATCAACGGAGGAGATTGTAATCTCAGGGTCTCCTGTAGATCCATTAGGTGCTTGATTAATACTAACTTGGGATCCCGCTAAGAAAGTGAAGTCTCCATCAGCATATGATCCACCAGATCCAGATCTAATTTTGGTGATCGTATCATCATTAAGAGAGTTGATTGTAATAGTTTTGGTGCCAGTATCTTGACTGACTGTTGCGCCACCAGTACCAGAAAACTGCATTGCACCTGTCTGTGCCTGACCACCAGTTGATGCTTGAATGGTTGTAACTGTATCGTTATCAACTACACTACCAGAAATAGTAATGATGTTGTTGACTCTTGCCAGTTCTAATGACAGAGCATTAGATCCACTAGGAACACTTGCAGGAGTTCCAACTTCAAAAATAACTTCATCTGTAGAACCAATGCTATCTGTAAGTACAATACTTTTTCTTAAAGATGTACTACCATCATCAGCTGATAGGGCAAAGGTTGTATTATTATCAGGAGTAGAAACAACACCACCTAATGCAACTTGAATTCCATTAATAGTAATGGAAGAATTTGACAGGGAACTATTGGGTAAGTTTGTGATTGTGTTAACAGAACCATTAAAAACACACGTCTCGAATGTCTTATTGGTTATTGTCTGTCCTAATGTTAGATAGACATCACCTGGATTATCCCAAGTAACAAAACCAGAATCAACTTTGAGGTATTGTCCAGTGGTTCCTGAGTTACCAGCGATAACAATTCCGTTACCCGTTAGATCTAGATTGTCACCTGCTACAAGTTCTTCAATCTTTCTACTTGTAGCATTAACAATTAGTGGAAAACGATCTGCCATGTCTCAGGTGCCGAGGTGCTTTATTTCTAACATTATTTATAGGAGTATGCCAGGTGAGGTACTGGCACACATGCTCGCACTCTCTTTGATTATGCGCTATAATAACTGGGTGGTTGAGACGCCTGTCAACTTGAGTACAAATGCTCATCTTTAAGAGCTTGACAGACAACACCTCATCTGCTATACTAAATACATCGGCAGGTTAAGGAACCAACACATTTCTTAACGCTTCTTTACACGCCTTACCAAGACTAAACAGCGTGTCTAAACAATAGTCTTTCATACCTGTGCCTAAGGGTGGCATAGGAATAGTAACTCCACCATTTCCCTGATGGTCTTACTTTTTTGTTTAAAACAATGGCTACAACTCTCTCAAGACAACAAACATCCCCATGGCAGAATTTCTGTGAGTGGGTGACATCAACTAACAATCGTCTCTATGTCGGTTGGTTTGGTGTACTGATGATCCCAACTCTGTTGGCGGCAACCATCTGCTTCATCGTTGCTTTCGTAGCAGCACCTCCTGTCGATATCGACGGCATCCGCGAACCAGTCGCTGGTTCACTCATGTATGGAAACAACATCATCTCTGGTGCAGTTGTCCCATCCTCCAACGCAATTGGTCTTCACTTCTATCCCATCTGGGAAGCCGCATCACTCGATGAGTGGTTGTATAACGGCGGTCCTTTCCAACTGGTAGTCTTTCACTTCCTCATTGGTATCTACGCATACATGGGACGTGAATGGGAACTCTCATACCGCCTTGGTATGCGCCCCTGGATCTGTGTAGCATATTCTGCTCCAGTCGCTGCAGCAAGTGCAGTATTCCTAGTCTATCCGTTCGGTCAAGGTTCATTCTCCGATGCTATGCCTCTTGGTATCTCTGGTACTTTTAACTACATGCTTGTATTCCAAGCAGAACACAACATCCTTATGCACCCGTTCCATATGCTCGGTGTTGCTGGGGTATTCGGTGGATCTCTTTTCTCTGCTATGCATGGAAGTCTCGTTACTTCCTCACTCGTTCGTGAAACGACTGAAACAGAGTCACAGAACTATGGTTACAAGTTCGGTCAAGAAGAAGAAACATACAACATCGTCGCAGCCCATGGTTACTTCGGTCGTTTGATCTTCCAATATGCATCATTCAACAACTCCCGTTCACTGCACTTCTTCCTCGCAGCATGGCCTGTAGTTGGAATCTGGTTCACCGCACTGGGCGTAAGCACCATGGCATTTAACCTCAATGGATTCAACTTCAACCAGTCCATCCTCGACGGACAAGGACGTGTGCTCAACACCTGGGCAGACGTGCTCAACAGAGCAGGTCTCGGAATGGAAGTCATGCACGAAAGAAACGCGCATAACTTCCCGCTTGATCTTGCAGCAGCTGAGTCCACACCTGTGGCCTTGATTGCTCCATCTGTTGGTTGATCACTCAACCTGTGGTATAATTCAGGGGTCATTACGACCCCTATTTTTTTCTTTATTATTGTAAAGTTTTATGTCTAAGGTAAATAAAAAATGACAACAAGTACACTAACAACACCAACGAGGGGGTGGTTCGATGTCCTGGACGACTGGGTTAAACGAGATCGCTTTGTCTTTGTGGGCTGGTCTGGACTCCTACTTCTTCCCACTGCTTATTTGGCCATTGGTGGCTGGCTTACTGGCACGACTTTTGTTACGAGTTGGTACACCCATGGTCTTGCTAGTTCCTACCTTGAAGGTGCTAACTTTCTCACAGCAGCTGTCTCGACGCCTGCTGATGCTATGGGTCATTCTCTTCTTCTACTTTGGGGTCCTGAGTCTCAAGGCGACTTCCAACGCTGGTGCCAACTTGGAGGGCTTTGGTCCTTTGTTGCTCTCCACGGTGCCTTCGCCCTAATTGGTTTCATGCTCCGTCAGTTTGAACTGGCACGTCTCATTGGTATCCGTCCTTACAATGCTATTGCGTTCTCTGGTCCTATTGCTGTCTTTGTCAGTGTATTCCTTTTGTATCCACTGGGTCAGTCTTCATGGTTCTTTGCACCTAGTTTCGGGGTAGCAGCAATCTTTAGATTCCTGTTGTTCCTTCAGGGTTTCCACAACTGGACACTCAACCCCTTCCATATGATGGGAGTTGCTGGTATACTGGGTGGGGCATTGCTGTCAGCAATCCATGGCGTTACAGTAGAGAATACATTGTATGAAGATGGTGAACAGAACAACACATTCACTGCGTTCGATTCCACTCAAGAAGAAGAGACGTATTCGATGGTTACAGCGAATCGTTTTTGGTCACAAATCTTCGGCATTGCGTTTAGCAATAAGCGTTGGTTGCACTTCTTTATGCTGTTTGTTCCTGTCATGGGTCTCTGGGTCTCAAGCATTGGCATCATTGGGCTTGCTCTTAATCTTCGTGCTTATGATTTTGTAAGTCAGGAGATTAGAGCAGCAGAAGATCCTGAGTTCGAGACGTTCTACACAAAGAACATCCTATTGAATGAAGGACTACGTGCTTGGATGGCACCTGCTGACCAACCACATGAGAACTTCATCTTCCCTGAAGAAGTTCTTCCTCGTGGAAACGCATTGTGAATCATTATCTAGTATTTGTTTATGGCGTATGCTTCGCTCTCATTGGGGGTGCAGCATTCGCAATGGTGTGGGCAAATATCATGTCACTTGATATGAAACCACAACCTCCAGCAAAACCAAAACATCCTGAAGCACCTGAACCAGGTGAAGAGGTTATGTATGTAGATCTATCCAAAGAAAAATTGGAAGACCTATACAATAAATAAAAGAAATCTGAATTATTATGTCTTGCAATCTTCGCGAAAAAGTATTAGATGCTCTAGTTGGTGATGCTTTAGGTAATATTGCCAAAGCAAAAGCAAACATAGAAATATACTTACACAACCCTGTTGGTATTGGTGAGCATCCAGATGTCCTTGGTGCTATTCAAGAACAATTAGATATCATTGCTCATGAAGAAGAACGTATTGAAGTTATCGGAAAGCACTTCGCTGAGCATGACTAGAGGATGTTGTGGTGCTGGGTGTCGCGACTGCCCATTCAGACCACCTCCTAGACCGACCACCACTCCTTGACAGGGGTGGTTTTTTATTGTATAATACGGAGACAAAGCAACCATAACAATATGATCCTTTGGTCACAGCAAATTTTACATGAGGAGTCTTTTGTTAACCGATTAGAATCACAAATTTTGAGTAACTTAAAAAGTGATAGTAAGTTCTATTCTACATATAGTGATTGGGATCATCCCCCTGACTTAATAAGTGAAGAACTTTCTAAAGAAGTTTTTTCTTTCTATGAAGATAAATCTGTGGAGATGATGAAAGATGTTGGCATCGATGGGTACATTAAATATGAAGTGAAACCATATGACATCTGGATACAGATGAATAACCAACACACCAATTCTCATCCAGTACATGATCATCATGGTCAAGGATCTTTTGTTTCGTGGGTTCATGTAATCAAGGCATTACCAGATCAACTAGAAAGTTTTTACTTTGTTAACTCAAGTGGTGATAAAACATATCCACCACAAGAGACTGGTAGAATGTTTGCTTTCCCTTCATGGGCACTTCATGGTGTAGAACCTGCAGAAAGAGAAGGCAACAGAATTGTTGTAGCTGGTAACATATCTTTCGTTCGTAGTAAATAACAAAAATTTAAATGGATATTAAAATTTACACCACACCTGGTTGCAAGTATTGTACTCAACTTAAAGAGTTAATTGTACGTGCAGACCTAGAGTATGAAGAGTTCCTGGTAAACACACCAGAACTTAAAGAGAACTTTAAATCAAAATATCCTGAGGCATCTACGTTTCCTTTTGTTATTATTGATGAAGAAGTGGTTGGTGGTTTGGTCGAAACTGCTAAGATGTTTGTGGTAAATGGCCTTGTCAAATCTAGAAAATGATTCACCACAGATAAATAAAGGCACAGAGCTTATGCTCAGGAGAGAAAAAGTAACACCAGAAAAACGTGGTGTATTTTTTAATCAAACAATAACTTTCCTGAGAAAAACATTCCATTTCAAATTGGAATTTTCTTGGGATAAAATCCTTAAGGAGTAAGTCATGCAGACATCCGTCATTCTTTTTTTCTCAGGTGCGTTCGTATTTTTATCATTCGTAGTTGGTATTATTGCTGGTTGGCATCTTAATGATGTAATCTTTCAATTAACTAATAAGGACGAACAAGATGGACACCCAGAGATGTATGACGCAAATGGAGTATGGATCAACGAAGAACTATTATCAGTACGTTTTGTAGACGAGGAGGAGGATGATCATCATTGACATGAATCAGATTATGATTAGTAATCTGATGGCACAATTGAAAAGCGACAAACTGAATGAAAAACTAGTACGACATATGGTACTAAGTTCTCTCAAAGCATATGAACAAAAGTATGGTGGGAAGTATGGCGAGATGGTTCTCGCCTATGACTCTAAACAATATTGGAGAAAGACTTACTTCCCATACTACAAACAAAACAGAAAAAAAGACCGAGCAAAATCTGGTCATGATTGGTCAGCAATTTTTGATCTACTTAATAAAATTAGAGACGAGATCAAAACACATTTTCCGTACAAAGTAGTAGAAGTTCTTGGCGCAGAGGCAGATGATGTCATCTCTACCCTGTGTAAAAACAAAGGTCCAAAAGAACTTATACTAATTCTATCTGGCGACAAAGATTTCATTCAACTACAAAAATATCCTGGAGTTCATCAGTTCAATCCTGTAACTAAGAAGTTTATTGCTTATGATAATCCCCATGCTTTTATAAAGGAGCATGTCATTAAGGGAGACAAGTCAGACGGAATTCCTAACTTCCTATCACCTGATGATTGTTTTGTTAATGGAATAAGACAGAAACCTATTAGTCAGAAAAACTTATCAATATGGATCGAGCAAGACCCGACAAAGTTTTGTATTAACGATGCTCAGTTAGCAAACTTCCATCGCAATCGTAAGTTGATTGACTTTGATTATGTTCCTGATGAAATTGAGTCCCAAATTTTAGATGAATTTAACTCCATAAATATTACAGGGAAACAAGTACCACTGGAGTATTTCCAGAAGCATCAATTGAATGACTTGATGCAGGATTATTTCTTTCGCACTACAACAAGCTTTAAAAAATGAAACTATTAGTATCTGAAGTGCTCCAAAAAGTGAGCAACGCGAAAACCAAACCACAAAAAATCAAGATCCTTCGCGACTATAATACTCCTGCCTTGCGATCTATTTTAGTAGCTAACTATGACGAGAGTATTATTTCTATGATTCCCGAAGGTGATGTTCCATACGTTCCTAACGATGCACCCAAAGGAACTGATCATAGTGTTCTAGAAAAAGAGTTTCGCCGTTTGTATTTGTTCTTTAAGGGTGGTAACTCTTCTTTGAAACAATCACAACGCGAAAACCTTTTCATTCAACTACTAGAAGGTTTGTGTGAAGAGGAAGCACAAGTGCTATGTCTCGTCAAAGATAAGAAACTACAGAAGAAGTATAAGATTACTCGCGCTTGCGTAGAAGAAGCGTTCCCCCAAATTAAATGGGGAGGTCGTTCCTGATGGGTAAAGGTTGTAAGATTCTTCATCAAGATTGTGACCCAACCTTAGGTCAAGATAGATCTCTTCCCTATAATAGTTTCTTGATTGAATATGTTGTAGCAGATCTTACGAAGTTTGATATTGCTTCTGGTGCTGGTCAAGTAGATATTTTTGATGACTATTGGGATAAATACCATAGTGATTTAATCAACATGACTCCCACCGAGGGTCGTGTCAATCCTAAAAACTGGAATCCGCCTAGCAAGTCATGAGTATTACGGGTCAGCATAGTAGCACAACAAATACTTTTTGTATTCAGTATTGGAAACAAGGCGACTCTGCTAATCCAAAAGTAATGCGTCGTATAAATTCTGATGGCATGGTAGTGTCTGCAAAAACATATGACGAAGTATTCTTTTATTCAAACTTGCAGAAAGCATTTCCCGATGCAAAATGGTTGCAAGAAAATGGTTTTGATATTAAGATCAGAAAATGTAATCTAGCAAGAAATAATAAGTTCTGGTTGATTTGATGGGCGATCATTTTTTATTAAACTTATTTGGGTGTGACGAACAAAAATTAGATGACGAAACATTCATTAGAGAGACTCTTGACAACGCAGCATATTGTGCTAAGATGTCTGTGTTGAACGTTGCGTCACATAAATTCTATCCACAAGGAGTGACTTGTGTGCTTCTCCTTGCCGAGAGTCACATTAGCATTCACACATGGCCAGAAGAAGGCACTGCAGCATGTGATGTATACACCTGTGGCAATCCTAGTGATGCACGTTTGGCATGTGATGTGATTAGATATCAATTGTCTGCCCTGGAGCATGACATGCAGCATCTTAAAAGATAATAAAGTGTATCAAATAATACACTTTACATATTCTATATAATATGGTATAATTACCACACGTTCATCCCCCGTAAGGAGGACGCAAGTAAGTCGCGGAACGGAGCCGTTCATCCCATGCTAGAACTATTATTCTATACAACACTCTCATGTACTCAAACTGATGCTATCATGCTGAAGATTGAGAACAATGCGAATCTATCTTCTGTCTTGAAGGTAGAGTTGATTGAGACCCTTAAGGACTCAGCACCAGAATGCCAGTGGTATTGGGACGCACACGACTGAAGGAACGGGGATTAAAAACCCTAACTTCAGGAGACTGACAATGAACACACTAAACATGATCAGAAAGCAGATCAAAAAAGTATCTGCTTTGCACGACGCACAGATTACACACACTTCATATCGTGGTGTTGAGTATACTACACGTTGTGTTGAATCAAAGGAAACCCATGGCACATTCTGCTATCGTGGGAAGACCTACAGCAAGTGATAACTTACAAGTAATTGAGAAGGGTTGACACCCTTCTTTTTTTATGGTAACATAGGTGCATGGTAAAAACTCCTATGGAAAAAAGTAAACTTAAATTAATTGTTCATAATCTAGAGTTACTAATAGAGTCATTAAAAACTGAGGTTTATTCTGATACTAGTTCATATCTACATGAAGATGTAGAAGGAAGATATAAATACGGTGAACAATATGACGATGATGGAGACCCTGACTAATGTATGAGGAACTAAACTCATTTGAAGAAGCACTTAAACACTTTGGTACAAGAGTTGAATACACTATTGCCATGGAAATGTCAAGACGTATCACTCCTGAAGATGCTTATCAAATGATCAAGGATGAACTCAAAGAAGTTAAAAAGTGTCGTAAACTATTCAACAAGGAGCAAGCATAATGTCATCACCACGCCAGAAAGATCCATCCGATCCACTCTATGATCCTAATGATAAATGGAATGAATACAAGGTAGACTTTCATGCTAATGAAGAACACTCACCTGATGAGTGGGATCCAAAGACAGAAGGTAAGATTGCTGACCCACAGAACAGACATCAAGATAAAGTTCTAGATAAATTCTGTGATGACCACCCTGGTTCACCTATGTGTAAAGTATTTGATGAATAATAATATGAATGTTAAACTAGTATCTGTCACTCCTGATGCTGAGAAAATGATTGCTTACATTGCTAGAGTAAGTAATCCAAGCAATCAAAACAATGAAAAGTATGCAGGTCTACTGAAGTATTGTATCAAGCATGGTCACTGGTCTGTGTTTGAGCAAGCACACATGACTCTTGAAATAAATACTAGCCGTGGAATTGCAGCTCAAATCTTACGTCATAGAAGTTTCACATTCCAAGAATTTTCTCAACGCTATGCAGATACGAATCTCCTTAGTGAAGAGATACCTGTCCCAGATCTTCGATCTCAAGATCATAAGAATAGACAGAACTCAGTGGATGATATCAGCCCCGAAAAGAAACTTGCATTACAAGGGACGATTGCAAGACATTTTGCCGAGAGCATTGATCTCTATAATGAGCTTCTGCGTCAAGGGGTTGCTAAAGAATGTGCTCGTTTCGTGCTTCCTCTTGCTGTTGGTACTCGTATTTTTATGACGGGAAATCTGCGTTCATGGATGCATTATATAGATCTAAGATCTTCTAACGGCACACAAAAAGAACACATGGATATTGCAAACGAATGCAAGCAAATTTTTATTGAACAATTTCCTATCGTATCCGAAGCAATGGAGTGGAACTAATGCCTACATACCCTGTCATAAATAAATCTACTGGAGAAACACAGACACTCCACATGACCATGAAAGAATATTGTTCTTGGAAGGATGAGAATCCTGAATGGGATAAAGATTGGTCGCAAGGTTGTGCTGGTGTCGGAGAAGTCGGAGACTGGCGTAACAAAATGAACAAGACTCATCCTGGATGGAGTGAACACATGAATAAGATGGCAAAAATGCCTGGATCACAGGTGGAGTGGTAACCTATGCCTAGATCAAGAAAGAAGACACAACCAGACATCAATGGTATGTCATCTAAACAGATGAAGAGAAAGAAACCAATTAGTTCCGATTATCTTCTCAACATTGAACCACTGACAGACAATCAACGCTTGATGTTTGAGCAGTATGATGCAGGAAAAAATCTGTATACGTATGGTTGTGCTGGCACAGGTAAAACTTTCGTTGCTTTGTATCTAGCACTACGTGATGTTCTCAGTGAGTATACACCTTATGAAAAAGTATACATCGTTCGTTCTTTAGTTGCTACTAGAGAGATTGGTTTCCTACCTGGAACCCATGAAGATAAAGCATCTCTATATCAGATTCCATATAAAAATATGGTACAGAGAATGTTTGAGATGCCAGATGATGCTTCTTTCGAGATGCTGTATGAGAACTTGAAGGCACAAGAAACTGTATCGTTCTGGTCTACATCATTCCTTCGTGGTACTACACTAGACAACTCTATTGTTATCATTGATGAGTGTCAGAACCTGAACTTCCACGAACTTGATTCAATCATGACACGTTGTGGTCAAGACACAAAGATCATGTTCTGTGGTGATGCTAATCAATCTGACCTACAGAAAAACAATGAGCGTAGTGGAGTCATTGACTTCCAAAAAATTATTGCTAATATGCCAGATGATTTTGTTCTTATTGAACATGGTATCGAAGACATTGTTCGTTCGGGTCTTGTCAAAAACTATCTAATTGCTAAACTAAACTTGGGATTTTAATGCGTAATCGAATGATGGGTTCTTCCCACACTTTTAATCATGTTGGGTTAGATCCCGTTGAGATGAATGCCGAAATGATTGATGGGAAAAGATACTACCTCACTCCTAGTGGAAATCAGTATCCATCTATCACGACAGTGATTGGAAACAATGCTAAGAAGCAAGCAGGTCTTGCTAAGTGGCGTAAGAGAGTTGGTCAAGAAGCAGCACAAGCAAAGTCTAGTCGTGCTTCAGGTAGAGGCACTCGTTATCACAAACTAGTAGAAGACTACATTAACAATGAGTTGGACACTACAAAGTATAAAGACATGCCTCTTCCTTGGTTAATGTTCCACGCCAGCAAGGATATTTTAGGTAAGATAAATAAAGTATACCTACAAGAAGCAGCGTTATATTCTGATTTCCTTAAAGTTGCTGGTCGTGTTGACTGCATCGCAGAATACGACGGAGAACTCGCCATTATTGATTTCAAAACTTCTGCTGAACCAAAAAAAGAAGCGTGGTTGTATGATTATTATGTGCAAGAGACTGCCTATGCATGTTGTTTGCAAGAGTTGTACGGCATTACAGTTAAGAAACTAGTGACGATTGTTGCTTGTGAGAATAGTGATGTTCAAGTTTCAGTAGTTACTCCCAAAAAAGAATACTTCTTAAGACTTCAAGAGTACATCACCGAATACCAACAAAAGCATGGCAAAGAATTTAGAGGATAATTTTATGACCGCTGCGAGATTCTCGCAGGATGTGGAAAAACTAGTGTTAAATAATTCTGACATGAATTATATTGATGCAGTTATACATTACTGCGAAATGAATGAAATTGAAATTGAATCATGTTCAAAACTTATAAGCAAACCACTTAAGGAAAAACTTAAGTTCGATGCTCAGAAGTTAAACTTTATGAAGAAAACAAGTAGAGCTAAACTAATGCTAGTATGAGTAATTTTTTCCAATCAGAAATGGTTCGTGGGGACCTGCAAGAAATGGCGCAACTACAAGAATTTTGTATGCGTTCCATGATGACATTTCCTGTGCTGTCTACACAAAAACAACTAGACTATTTTAATGTTCTTGGTGATCTAATCGAGAAACAAAAGATCTTCTACACCAGACTCATCCTTTCCGATGATGAAGAGGCAAGGGACATGGTAGAATCAATGAAAGATTCTGTCGTTCTCCTTGGCGGAGATCCATCCGACGACATCATGGAGATGTTTGACGGACTCATTCTGAAGGTTGATAAACTTAAAGAAGAAGCAGAAAAGAGATTGGCACAAGGGGGTTGACGCTCCTCACCAGCTCTGTTATAATATCTTTGTTGGGCAGCACAGTACTTAGCGTAAGACCCAACGTAAACCAAATCTAACAAATCTAACATGTCATTCGCAGATCTAAAGCGCAAGTCGCAGTCCAATTTTGATTTCCTCCAGAAGGAACTCACTAAGTCCTCTAATGAAGGAGGTGCTGATGAGCGCATCTGGAAAGCAAAACTTGACCCTTCAGGCAATGGTTATGCTGTTCTTCGCTTCCTCCCTGCTCCCGATGGAGAGTCTCTCCCATGGGCAAAAGTTTGGAGTCATGCTTTCCAAGGTCCTGGTGGTTGGTTGATTGATAACTGCCCCACAACTAAAGGTGAGCAGTGTCCTGTCTGCGCTGCCAATAATAAACTCTGGAACAGCGGAGTTGAAAGTGATAAAGAGATCGCACGTAACCGCAAGCGCAAACTCTCTTACTACAGCAACGTTTATGTTGTTACTGATAAGGCAAACCCTGACAACGAAGGTAAAGTATTCCTTTACAAGTATGGTAAGAAGATCCACGACAAGATCCTTGCTGCCATGCAACCTGAGTTCCAAGATGAGACACCAGTAAATGTCTTTGATCTTTGGGAAGGTGCTAACTTCAAACTGAAGATCAAAACTGTAGCAGGTTACTGGAACTATGATTCCAGTGAATTTGCATCTCCTGCTGCATTGAGTGCAGATGAAGATGAGATGGAATCAATCTGGAAGCAAGCATACTCTCTAGAATCATACACTACTGATGATCAGTTCAAGTCCTACGAGGCACTTGACAACCGCATGGGTATGGTCTTGGGTCAAATCAGTTCACGTCCTGTGATCGAAGAAGAAGAGTACACTCCTGCTCCTGTAATGGATGCTTTCACTGAGTCTACTCCTGCTGTAGACTTTAATGCACCAGACATCACTGCAACCAGCAATGTAACTAGTTCATCACCTTTCTTGGCAAAGTCTGATTCGTCTGATGACGATGATGCTCTGTCATACTTCGCTAAACTTGCTTCAGAAGATTGATTAAGTATCTCTGGAAAGGTCTGACTCATCCAGTCACAATGATAAACCTTACGTTTGTTGGGATGCTGTTGGTGATTCAGATCGTTCACACTAAAGCACATCTTACTTTAGAATCAGACGTTCATGGTCATGCTTACAGAGTATTAAAAAAGAATCCACAACTAGCAACATCTGCTTGCTACAAAATGGGGTTTTCAAAATGATGAATGGGGGAAATTTTTTCCCCCATTTTTTTGTCTAAAAAAGTCGATCAAACTCCAGTCTTTTTAAGTCTGCTGCTAATAGTATCAGTAGAGTCGTTATACTTATTTGCTTTACGAAAACTAGTAATAAAATCTTCAACGTATCTTGGTTTCAATATTGAGATAGTTTTTTTACTTTCGTTTACCTCTTCTTCATACTCATATATTGTCACAGAGGTTGATAATACATTACCTGATCTAGTGATCACACTTTGTGTACCAGAGTCATAGAATTTATGAGACCCACTATAGAATGCTTCGTCAACAATTAATCCTGCATTTTGTATTACAATACCAGCAGAATCTTTTACTTCAAAAGTTTTATAGTGTTTAATTGTTCCATAGGGATCATCATATTTCCCTTCCATAATTTTTCTAAAAGTATAAGAATCTTGTGGCCAATCAAACAATGGATTGAATGTATTGTTAGTCAATAACACAATCCAATCTTTGTTTGGATCACCATACACTAAGTTTGCAACCTGCCATGGTTTTTCAAAGTCACTTACTTGATATTTTCTAAAAAATACTGCATACTTTTCAAACTCTTCGCCAAGTTTAAACCTACGAAAGAAATTTTTCGCTACAACAAAATCAGATTCCGAAAAAGGATAACTGATTGGTTTCTGATCGTATTTAATATCTGGTAAGTAATTAAAGTATGGCATTAGAAGCTTCCATCCTCTCCGTAAGAAATCTCATTACTATAAACAAGTTTGCTCTCTTTAAAACTCAGTCCAAGTGACGTGGCAACAGGAGAACCATCAGTATATGTAGAATACTGACCATCAGGTGTGTATCCAATTGCTACAGACGATATAGCACATGGTTTATATTGAGTAAGGAATGGATGTACTTTCCCCCCTTTCATGAAACTAACGATGCACATATTGGGGATACCAATAAAGTTGCTGTTGTTGTCTGGAGCTGCTTCACCATCTGCAGCTTCTCCTTTCATCCAATTGTTAATTGTATTTCCTGGACTAGAACCTAGCCTAGGAAGGGATGCTCTTTTAAATGTAGTACAAATATCACGAACATGTTTTGCTTCCGTTGCATCTCTTGGAGACATCTTAAATGAAAGATTAAAATTTCTCAGTTCAAATCCAGTGAACATTAATTCTGCATTGGGGTTAAGAATAACGCCACCAATACCACCTAGTACATCATTCAAATCAACCGATCCACCAATCTTACCAGGCAAAGCATTCATTGCTTGTGCAAGACCATCAGCAACTAGTGCTGGACCACGTTGCATCATGTTACCAAATCCCTGAGCAAGTGTTCCAGCAGCTGTTACTGCATTATCAGCATTCACCGCTGCACCCGCTTTTCTCATCATACCAGCACCAGTATTGGTGAAACCTTTACCACCCCATTCAGCACCATACTCTGTCTGAATATCCTCAGGCATATACATGAAAATATCTGGCAGACCTGCTGAGATGAACTGCGTAAGACTATTGTTGTATATGTTTAATGATTCATCGCCTTTTTGTTTGTTACCATCTATACCTACGTAGTTACCACCATCTATATTTGCAAAAGGTGGTTTGTATTGAACAAACTGAAATTTTACATAGTCTGTGTGCGACTCGTAGACTTTATCTTGTGGATAGGAAAGTCGTTTTGCATTGACAGGTTTTGATGACCTATTACCTATAAGATTGAATTTTATAGTCATTAGTAACTCTTTACTACGTGTCGTCCTTTAATTTTATCATAATAGGATTCACTAGTTTCTTCCCAAACTAATTCTTTATCATACGGGAAGGCGGTAGAACCAATATTTTTAACGAAGTCTTCAGTTGGTAGAAGGATAGCAGTATCCCATTCTGTTTTGCTTAGATCAAGCAAAAAACCATCTACATGATTCTGCAAGTATTTATGGAAGCATTTTTTAGGAATGTCTATTCTTCCTTCCATTAACTTTTGTACTACCAAAATTCTTTTCTTTGGGTTCATGTAGTGGAGGTTTGCTCCAAAAAATTCAGATGGTCCTGACTTAATAACATAGACAAGAGGATTCTTATCATAGTATGGTAGGTGTTTCATCTTTGCTTTGTATTCAAACATGTAGAGGTGTCCCTCTTTTGTATACCTACGAAGAGTGTTCTCATCTTCATTAGATGCTAGTTCATCTCTCACATACTTATCTAAATTCTTCCCATAAGATGAAGCAACTTGCTTGACAGTAGACTTGTACCAACTGAGAGATTTCTTCTCTCCGCCTGCCATGTTACTAATTTTTTCAAACAATGTGTTTGATTTGTTGTACGTTTTGGTACGTTGGATTGACTTAAATCCTTGTGCCATTTTAGACTCCTAAGTGATCTTCGGTGAGGATTAAAAATTTCATCTGCCTGTCCTCACAGAAGTCCTCAGCTGCAGACCACTTAGCGCGGTTCTTAGCGTAAGTTAGAACTTCTCTTCTCCAAGAGGCAGTCTTACGTTTCGGTTTCTCATTCGGTGCTTGTGTTTGTTTTTTTGGTTTAACTTCGATCAGATATTTACTGACCATGCCTGACTTAGATACAACTTTAATGTAGAAGTCAGGGTAGTAGCGGTGGACTCGTCCGTCTGTTGGACAACGATAAGGAATGATTACTTCCTCGCTACCCCATTGTACGATGCTTTTATTGTGATCACAAAAGTGCATGAATTTTCTCTCCCACAAGGAACGAAAGACTATCCTCGTAGGATTGCCTTTATACTTTTGTGGGTTCACAGGTTTATAAACACCTGAGTACGCCATAAATATAGATATAAACCACCATCTTTATTTAGCGTGTCAGTACAAAACTTTATGGATCTTATCGTTAAAAGCGGTGGTCTATCTTATAGTAATACTTATGATATAGAATGGGTCTTTCCTGAAGGATCTTTGCTGGCGGCAAATCTAACAAAAGTAGGAATTCAAACTACTGGAGGAGATAAAGGAGGAACTTTAGCAAACTATAGAGGTGATGTTGTAAAATTATTTTGCGATGAAGCTCAACTACCTAATGTGTCTGCCTCTACTGGACAGACCACTGGCAAATTTCTTGGTGAGGGTCAAGTAAACTACCCACACACTAGAATTTTTACAGACTTTTCGTTGGGGTGGATCTGTGATGCAGATATGACTCCACTTAAATTCTTGAACGTGTGGTATAATACCATCTTCAATGAATATATTGGCGATGAAGAGGACATTGTTCCTATCGATAGTCTAACTAATAATTCATTATCACAAGTAAAAAATGAAGCTAGTTCTTCTGCTGATAAAATTTCTCCAGATAGATCTGTTAGATTATCTTATCCATCACAATATCAAGCAACTTGTATAATAACTAAAGCAGAGAAAGGAAAGAATGCCTCTAATTCTAGGGCATCTATTTCGTATACCATGTTACAATGTTTTCCTTATTCTATTGATGCTATTCCAATGTCTGCTGGTACATCACAGGCAACAAAGGTAACAGCAAACTTTTATTATTCCAAACACTCTATTACCTACAACAATATTTCGTCTTATCGAGGTTAATTATTATGGCATTACCATCTATTGCTACTCCAACTTATGAACTTGAGTTGCCATCCACCAAAAAGAAAATTAAGTACAGACCTTTTCTAGTTAAAGAGGAGAAAGTTTTACTACTCGCAACACAAAGTACTGAACCAAAAGAAGTACAAGATGCAGTAAGACAGATTACTAAATCTTGTGTGCTGTCTAGAATTAAATTAGAATCTTTAACATCATTTGATTTAGAATATCTTTTCTTGAAGATTCGTGCAGCATCTGTTGGTGAAGATGTCCCAATGAAAATCACATGCTTGGATGATAACAAAACTAAAGTAGATTATGTGGTTGACCTTTCAACAGTTAAAGTAGAAATTCCTGAAGGACATAGTAATAAAATTGAACTGACTGATAATGTTGGTATGATTATGAGATATCCTGGTATGGATGAGTTTGTTAACTATACTATGTTAGGACAAAATCCTGATGATCCTGATGAGATCTTTGGTGTCATTGCTAAATGTATTGATCAAATCTATGAAGGTGATGAAGTTTTTGATGACTCCACAACCACTGAAAAAGAAAAGGTACAATTTATCGAGAGTCTTACGCAGAAACAATTTGAACATGTTCAAAAATTCTTTAATACTATGCCTGTTCTTCGCCATAGATTTGAGATCACTAATCCGAATACTAAGGTCACATCTTCTTATACGTTGGAGGGTTTGCAATCTTTTTTCGGATAAGCATGTTCTACAATACACTAGAGAATTATTATAGAACTAACTTTGCTCTTATGCAGCATCATAAATACAGTTTGACTGAAATTGAACATATGATGCCGTGGGAACGCACGGTATATGTGTCTTTGCTTAACCAATACATCAAAGAACAAGAAGAAAAGCAAAAACAACAAAATGCCTGAGGTTAACCCACAAAAGCAAAAGCAACTTAGTGAACTCATCTCTCGCATGGAGAAGGGTTTTGATGAGAACATGCTTGATCCTTTGTTGGAATCCATTTACAATGATCCAGAAGAAGATGCTTTACCTAGTGAATCAAAGGTAAAGTATAAGAAGAAAAAATTTCAAGTAATTAAGGTTGCTCCTACCGCTCAAGGTGATAGTCTAGCAGGATTTCTTGGCGGTAAGGTTGGCGAATCTTTTAAAATGGCAGCGCAAGCACGTGCTGCTGATCCAAACAAAATTAAGAAAGATAAATTTCATTACCTAAAAAAAGCAGCAGCTTTTAATTTTGGTGGAGACTTAGTTAATAGAACCAAGGGAACGTTCTCTTCAGATCCTACTGATGTTCAAGACCCAGCACTAGGTAAGTCAGGTAGATTTTCTGCAGAAGTACAACCAGATTTTGAGATGCAGCAGGGACCACTACCTGCACCTGAAAATGATAATGATAATGGCATCGGAAAAGCATTTGCAAATCTGGTAACAAAATTTGATGACTTAATTAAATCTAAAGATAATAAGCAGGAGCAACTAGAACTTTCATTAGACATTCAAGAAACTACAACAGAGAATGTCGAAAAACATATAAAAGAAAGCACGAAGATTAAAAAGAAAGCAATTGAAGTTCAAAAGAAATTCATTAGTCTTCAAGCAGATGAAAAAGATACTAAACAAGCAGAAGCAATTGAAAATGATAGTGAACAAATTGTTGATGCAGCAGACACAGAAGCAATAGACAACAAAAGACCTGATGAACCAGAAGAAGATAAAGAAGAAGATCAGGAACAGCCAAGTCTACTGGATCGCGGTCTTGATTTCTTTACAGGGTCTGATATTGCTGGAGACATTGGTGAAAGAGTTGCAGGTAGAGTCGGAAGACGTGGTGCAGGCAGAGCAGTCACAAGAACAGCAATAAAGTTAGGTGGTAGGAAACTTGCCAAGACTGCTGCAGTTAAAGCATCTCAAGCATTTATTAAGAAAGCAGCACTAGGTTTAATGCGACCACTTATTAAACGCATTCCGCTTATTGGTGGTCTGATTGACTTTGCGGTGTCACTTATGTTAGGTGAACCACTTGGTAGAGCAGCAGCAAAAGCAGTTGGTGCTACACTTGGTGGAGCATTAGGCACACTAATTCCTGTCCCGTTTGCTGGAACCATTCTTGGTGGTTTCCTTGGTGACATGGTTGGTGGTGCTGTTTATGATGCACTTACTGGTGGTAGTGGGGGTGGTGAACCATCTAAAAAACCAGAAAGTAAAGAGGAACCACCAACACCAGAAGAATCAGCAGAAGCGATCGAAGCACCATCAGAAACACCAGCACCACCAGAAAAATTGGCATCAGGTGGATATCTTGCAGGAGAAGCAGGTCCAGAATATAAATTTGATTTGTCATCGGAGAGTGGTAAGAAAGTTGTAAAAAATGTAGCTAATGTAGACAACTCTGCTCTGTCAGGTATACCATTTATTCTTGGTATTGTTGATAAGATTGTTGGTCAAGTTGGTGGCAGTGCGGTTAAACCATTCTTAGATCAAGAGATAGGACCACTTGCAAGATTGTTTGGTCTAGCAGAATTTAATGTTCAGGGTATGGTTGGTAAAGGATTGGAAGCAATTCAATCTGTAGGTACAAAGTTTGATGTAAACATGGGTGGAAATGGTGATAAAAATGCATCATCAGGAGAAACTATGGCAGGAGGACCATCATCTACTCCTGTTACAGGTATCCCATTGGGCGAAGGAGATACTGCCACTGGTCAGACTTTACATGCTGGTCTAGTACGTCGAGGATTTACTAGAGAAGAAGCAGCTGCTATTGTTGGTAATCTATGGGCAGAGTCTGGTTTTAGCACTGGTGCTCGGAATCCAACGTCAGGTGCATATGGTTTGATGCAATGGTTGGGTGGTCGTTACGATAAACTACTAGCATTTGCAGCAGAGAAAAACAAACCTGCTAGCGATTTAGAAGTACAATTAGATTATATTGCATGGGAATTGAAAGGTGGCAATCAATATGAAAGTGCACAGTTCCAGAAAGCAATGGCATATGGTCCAACAATTGCAGATAAGACTAGAGGATTTGCATATGAAGTAGAGCGAGCAGGAGCAGGAGAATTACAAAGTTCTATGTCAAAGAGGGTTGGTGCTGCTCAGTCTGTAATGAATGCACCTGCTTCTGCTGATCCCATGAACCCACCTCCTCCTCCGAGAACGGATACACCAGAAGAAGATGCAGAAGATAACGGGGGACATGATGCTAATAATCCTGGACCTTCAGACGCAAGACCCGCACCAGAAACATCACCACCAGATTCATCCGAAACTTTAGAACCTCCCGCACCAGTTCAAGTAATACCATTGCCAAAAAACTTGCAAGGTATGAAAGAACGAGGAGGTGGTAGGGTGACCTTCCAACCAATTATTATTCAAGGTCAGTCACAACCTGTTGGGTTTCAAAAAAATACATACCTTGATTCCGAAAGTACTAGTAACTTCTTCTATGATAAAACTGGAAACAGAACTACACTTGAAAAACTAAAGCGTGCTAGGTTGCAAAGAAGTTGATAAATACCTAAGGTATTCAAAATCGTAATCCTAGTTACCTAAATTCCGAAAAAAAATCTCCGTAAAAAAATAAGCAAAAAGGTCGAGCATGGGCGCAGGGACGGAAAGTTATAAGAAACCAGAATATGGTAGTCTCGCTGGCGCAATGGGCGAGAAACTTGGTAGTGCCATTCAATTGGCAGCAGGAGCTAGGAAAAGACAGAACGATGAATTACAAGAGTTAGAAGAATTAGGTGATAATAGAACTGACGAAGAAGAAGAACGTTATCAAGAATTAAAAGCTCAAAAAGAAGAACAAGGTAACGCTTTCTTCATGAAGAAGGCACTGGGCACTGAGTTTGGTGGAGATTTTAAAAGAAGAACCATGGGGTTCTTCCAAACAAATCCCGAAGAACAAAATGATCCAGCACTAGACAAACAAAAAAGATTTGATGCTCTAGTAGCAGCACAACCTGCTAAAGTAGAAGGAGTTAAGCAGGGTGAACTTGATCTTTCTTCTGCTGGATATCAAGAACAAGGTGTTGTAGGTAAACTATCTGCAGATATAGCAGAAAAATTTGCCATTCTTAGTGCAAAGGTAGATCAGTTAAGAAAGAAGGAAGACGAGGATAAAACTCCATCTGTAGTTGTAAAACTAGCAGAAAATATAAAGGGTGTTGGTACATTCTTTACTAAAAACAATCAAATTGAAGAGCAACAAACTAAGGTAGCAGAAGAGACTCTTGCTGAACAAATTAAAGCAAAAGATGCAGCAGAATCTTCTGCTATTGAAAATCGAGGAGAAGGTACATCAGATTCTGCTGGCACAAATGCCATTGATAATCGTAGAAAGAAAGGTAAAAAGAAAAAGGGTCTTTTTGGTACAGCATTAGATTTTGGTCTAGGATTACTCTCAAAAAGAAGAGGTAGAAGGGGTGGTAGAAATAGAATGCCCCGTATGTCTAAGGGTAGACAATACAGCAATCCTATTGGACCTTTAGGCAGAGGATCTTCTCAACCATGGGCAAGAGCCCGTGGTGGCGCTGGAATGGGTGGATTCTCTCCTCGTATGCGATCTAGGGTGCTTCCTGGAAGAAAAGGATTGGCATCGGGTGGAGTACTAGCTAAAAACCCAGAAAAACCACCAGAAAAACTTGCATCAGGTGGAGTCCTTGATAATCCAACTGCAGTTGGTGGTGCTAGTGATCAAGCAATCATTCCTAAAAATAAATTAGAGAGTGCTGTCAAAACTGATCCTGAAAATGTAAAAAAATCATCTCCATTTGCTAAAGCATTACAACTGCCTACGATGGCAGCAGGTGCTATCATGATGGGCACTGCGAGTAATGTAATCAACCACATGGGTGGTATCGGAAAAATTTTCCGTCCAGTAGTTCAGAAATTATTTGAACCTGCTGCAGCAGCATTTGGTATTCCTGGATCATTAGTTTCTGCATTCTTTGGTGGACCTGCTAACGCAAAGACCACTGATACCAAAGGTGGAGGTGGTAAAGGTAAATCATCAACACAAAATAGTTCTGCAAGTTCAACTACTGGCGGTGGAGCTACTGGATTCATGGCACCTGGAATGATATCTAATGGTGGATCTGTCGATGGATATAGAATCACATCTCCTTTTGGTCCTCGCAATACTGGTATACCAGGTGCTTCTAGAAATCATCAGGGTGTTGACTATGGTGTTCCTCAGGGTACAGCAATCGCACTGAAGAAACCAGGAAAAGTTATTGAAACTACTGTACCTGCAATGGGTAATCTGGGTGCAATATTTGTTAAGCATGATGATGGGACTAGATCTAGATATCTACACATGAGTAAAATTGCAGTTACTCCTGGTCAACTTGTTACCAGTGGAACTGTAATTGGTAAAACAGGTGGAGAACCAGGAACACCAGGTGCTGGTCCTACTAATGGCGCACACCTACACTTTGAATACTATCCATCTAGTACTGGTGGTCCTGTTGACGGATCTAGAGTTGCTTCATCGTACTTTACTGTAGGTGGAACTATTGATCAAGGTGCTCCCGCAGCACCACCAGTTGCTGCTGATCCAGCAGCTGCCCCAGTAACACCAGCAGATGATACAACTGCTAGTGGAGACCCTATCATTCTTCCTGCCGTCACCGCACCAGACACTTCAAGATTACCTAAACCTCGTAATAGTGCTAAACCAATTAGTACAACAGCAGTAACACCAGCGTATCCTACTGAGGATGCAAACAATCCATACATGGGCCCCGCTTTCTAATGGCAACTAATTCTTCTAAATTTTTTACACCACACTCGGTTTTTATTACTTCGGTTGATGGTGTATCCTTTGATCTTACTTCTGCAGTAGGAGCGTTTTCATATTATGAAGATATCTACAAACCATTCATCTCTGCTAGTATGGTAGTGATGGATAGTGGTCAAAACTTTATTGGTACTTTGCCTATTCAAGGTGGAGAAATTGTCACCTTTAAGTTAGAAAATGTAAAAAAACAACTAGTAACTTATGAGTTTTGTGTTTATAAGGTATACAATAGACAGGTAATGAGTAACAAACAAACTTACTGCCTTGCAATGCTATCGAAAGAAGCAATGATTAATGAGAAAACACGATGCTTACAGAAACAAAAAGATTTACCTGATCAAATTGTTAGGAAAATTTTAACTGAAGATCTTGGTGTAAAGGCAGATAATATTATTACAGAGACATCTAAGTTTAAAATAAACATGTTTCCCAATGGAAGGAAACCACATGCAGTTATACAATCATTGATGGCACGTTGTGTTCCTAAATCTGCTAAGTTCAGGAAAGGTGGTGGAGTAAGTGACGCGAAACCCAGCGGAGAACTTGGAACTAATGCAACTAAATCATCTGGTACAGCAGGATATCTATTCTTCCAGAATAAAGATGGTTTTGTATTTGAATCTATGGATAGGTTATGTTCTGATGGTACTGATACTTTTGGTGGTAAACCACCAATAGCAGAGTATTACTCGCGACCAGCAGTAGATTCTATTACGGAGTCTTCGTTTAACACTATTGAATTTTATAAGTTTATAGATGAAATTGATATCATGGATAAAATGAACAATGGAATATATTCAACTCACATGTGCTACTTTGATCTTGCTGCTCAAAAATATGAAGAGTATAATTATAATATGAAAGAAACATTTGATACCATGTCTCATTTGGGTAGTCAAATTGATGTACCTAAATTCCAAAAAGAATTGAGTTCTAAACCTAGTAGAGTCATGACAATTCTATTAGATTCTGAGATGTGGTATGACGGAGCAGGTATTGCAAACCCAGAAGAAGATGGTGATGCTGAGTTTCCTGATTTTGCCAAATATTATACTGCACAGGCAATTGGTAGACGTTACTTGATGGAGAATCAGAAGTTAGAGATCATGATCCCTGGAAATTCAGATCTTAAAGTGGGAGATAAGGTTAAAGTTATGCTTCCTAACGTATCAGCAGAAGCTCTTAGAAACTCTAGTCAATATGATGAAGAAAATAGTGGTACATATCTTATTGCTCAATTGTCACATAACTATCAACTAGTAAAAGAAAGCGGCGAACCTGAGTTTACCACCATGGTGAATTTAATCCGTGATACCTATGGTATGAAAGAATACGACTCGAACGTTAAATAAGAGTAGGAGTTATTAAAAGATGGATCAATCATTATCATCACTATACCCCATACACCAGATTGGTTCTGACGGATTCTCCTGGTGGATCGGTCAAGTAGAAAGCGATAAAAAAGATGACCCTAAAAGGTCTGGTCGCTTTCGTGTGCGTATTATTGGTCAGCATCTAAAGACTGGTGAGAATGCTACCGCAACTGAAGAGTTGCCATGGGCACATTTAATGATGCCTGTCACCACACCATTCATTGAGGGTGGTACTGGTGGAGCATCACCTGGACTTCAGCGTGGTTGTTTTGTTATTGGATTTTACCTGGACAACGATAAGCAGAAACCTATTATCATGGGTTCTGTTGGTGGTGTCAAGGGAGCAACTAAGATAACCAATGATGATCCTGGTTCTGGACCATTAAACTTTACTCCTTTTGTAGATCCTAAAACCAATCCAAAACAACATAGATCTACTGAGAACCAGAGTGGAAAAAATGAAGATGATGGTAACACTGATAAGGGTGTAGTTGATGCTGATAGAGCAGATGTTAAGAACGGAGCTCCGCCTGCATTACTAGCAGCATATGCTAAGCATTCAGAATCTAATCCCACTGGTGGGCAAAGTTGTATTACTATTGCTAATCCTAATTGCGGTCAAGAAAATAACCTAAAGTCTGGTCTTACTAAAATTATAGGAGATATGCTTGCTGCTAACCAAGCATCAGGTGGTAACATTGGTGATTATTATATTAGTAAAGTTAACGGATTGTTATATGATGGTGTAGGTATCGCAAGATATCATATTAATCGTGTTGTTAGACTGGCAAAAAGTTTCATTGCTAGGGGAAAAACAGAAGTAACGAAGGCACTACGTGGTGCAGTTGATTTTCTCACTAATGCTCTACTAACTGAAGAAACTGTTGTTGGTAATACTGGACCGCTTGCAGATCCAGAGAAAGCATTCAAACCAATCAAAGAAAAAGGTAACAGGTTCAAAAAAATTAAAGAAATATTTGATGATATTTTTAAAGAACTTGGATGTAGTATTGCTGACATCACTGACACTATTTCTAAGTTCATTACAGATTTGCTTCTCGGATATATTACAGACGTATTCAACAATGCTGCATGTTTTATTGATACCTTGGTTGATGGTATTCTAAATGAAATTCTAGCAAAATTTGATGAGTTAGTAAACAAAATTCTTGCACCAATTCAAGCAATTCTAGAAGCAATTGCTGCACCATTGAATTTCATCGGTGGCATCATCAATAAGTTCATGAAGTTGCTCGGTATTACATGTACTGGACCTGGACAGAAGTGTGAACCAATTTCTCAGAAGTGTACTGATTGTGCTACAGATGATGGAGGTGATGATCTTGACAAATTACTGAAGAAAATTGAAGAAGGCATTGGCGATCAATCTTTGTTTGTATGTCAAGAATCAAAACAAGTTCCACCACCACCAACTACAGATATTAATTTTGTAGGTGGTGTACCTAACGACTTCACTCCGTCAGAAAAGAATGAAGTTCCTTCGGGAGATGAAGTTATTGAGTACTTCCCGCCAGACGATGATGATGAGTTTGATGACGAGGATGTTCCAGAAGATGTATTAGAAGATCCTATTGTTATTGATGATGATGTGCTTCCACAACCTGTATTACCAGTAGGTGACGAACCATTCTTGACAATTGAAACTGCTAAGTCAGTCTATCAAGAGGGAGAAAGTGTAACCTATCTAATTACAGGTCTTAATATTCCTAACGGAACTATTCTAGACTGGCAACTTTCTGGTCCTGCTATCACCACTACGGATATTGTTGGTGATCTGGGTGGTCAAGTTACTATGAATAATAATGCTGCTGAAGTTCCTGTCGTTATTGCTAACGACAACGTAACAGAACTAGTACCAGAACTATTGAGAATGGTCGTTGCATCTGCTAATGCAATTACAGTTGATGGTACTGACTTTACTCCAGAAGCAATCACTGATGTAGTTATTGATTCCAATATCGGAGCACCAGTTGCACCTGATCCATCTCAAGTACAAGTTTGGAATATTACTACAGATAAGAATTCATATCAAGAGGGTGAAGACGTACTAGTAACAATTACAACTGAAAATGTTCCTGATAATACTGAAGTAACATACTACATGATTGGTAGTGGAATTAGTGCTTCTGATTTTGTAACTCAATCTTTATCACAAACCCTAGTAATTAAAAATAATGTTGCCGTATTTATTCTTGGCATTGAAGATGACACAGTTGTAGAAGGTGTTGAGCAAGCAACTATTATTTTAGTTGGTAAAGGAGTTGAAACATCATTCAATATAACTGAGACTGGAACTGGTGGAGAGAATGAAGATGATACTGGTAGTGATGGTGGTAGTGATGAAGATGAGTTTACTATCACTAAACCAGTAGCAGGAGAACCTATCACTGATGATAATGGTTCGTTAGTTTATATTCCTATCGTATATCCTGGTGGTCCATATCAGACACCCCCTCAAGTTATCATTAGTGGCGGTGGTTATGGTGCAGGTGCTATTGCACTTCTAGATGATGCAGGATTTGTTAGTGAGGTTAGAGTCACTCGTCAAGGTGTTAACTACACAGCAAATACATCAGATAACAATGGAGTGGAATGTATTATCGACTCCTTTACTCTCCTTGCTCCTGGCGTTGGATACACTGAAGTTCCTGAAGTTTATATCAATGGAGAAGCGGGAGTTGCGGAAGCAACTATTGATACTAGAGGTTTTGTTGTTAGTATTAGGACATTAGATAGAAACAGAAGATTTAAATCAATGCCAGCTGTTAGTATTATAGGTGGTAATGGTGCTGGTGCTAGATTCTTACCTAATATGGCATGCCTAGATAGTATTGAACTTGAGCGTAGAGGTTACGCCAAGATTGGAACGGGTTCTTACATTGATTGTCCATAATGGCCATTAAAAATACAAGCAACAACGCGAGCACAAAACAAGCAGATCTTCAGAAAAAAGGTCCAGCAAGACCTGAAGGTGCTGATGCTTTAGATGAAGGTCAGTTTACTAGTGGTAATTTTCATGTCATAGCAACCAAACATGGTTGGACTATGGGTTCATATGAAAATGAAGATGGAACCACTGGATTCATCATGACTAATGGTCAGTCCATGTTCCACTTTGATGTCAATGGTAACATAGTATTAGCAACTGGTAAACCAGGACAATCAGGTTGTGGTGGTAAAGTTGTAATTCATGCTAAAGATCATCACGAAAAAACTGATTCGTATGCGTTGCATGTACGTGGCAACGATGATGAAGATACAAAAGAAGAAGATGGTAGTGTCACGAAATCGGCACCATATTCAATTTATGTTGAGGGGGATGTTGCTATTGAAGCACAAGGTGGTGATATTGGACTAAAAGGTGACAATATCACACTAAATGCTCTTAATAATCTTATTTTACGTTCAGGAGAGAATATTAACCTAGAACCCGCAGAAGGTCAAGGTAAAATTACTGCTGTGTGTACAGATTTTAACGTTGACTCGTCTTTTTCTAGATTTACTACTAGTGGAGGATTCTACGTTGATGGTAGTGGTGAATTCAGTGTCAACCAGAAAAATAAAACTGGTGGTCAAGTTGCATTCAATACTCTTGGTACAATTAATCAAGTGATGAAGGGCGACCTTAATATCAGGGCAACGGGTAACATTCAGTTAGAATCTGATTTTGGTCACCTATTGTATAAAGCAACCAAAGGTGGATCAGCAACAACCCTCAATGGGGACGAAAGCAAGACTGTAAGGGGTCTCAAGAATCTGACAGTAATCGGCAAGGCAATCAACCTAGAGGATCCCCCAGCGGCATACAAGATGGTCCTAGGCAGTTCTGTAGGGGGATCACTGGATATCAAAGCTGCATCCTTCTTTAAAGGGTCCTTCAAGGGCACTACGATCCTGGATAGCACTGCCATCAACCTGGTTGCAAAAGCAGCAATCACCATGACGGGTAAATCAATTTTCTTAAACTGATTACGGAAATTCCGAAAAAAATTCTCTGCCCAAAAATGCCTCAAAAAGTCGAGCTTGACAAAACCGCAAAACCCCAGTAGGATGACTCTGTTAAGGGTTCAAAGGTTATTGTAGCTCTAAATACTTAAGGAAATCGAGTGAGCAGATGCTATCTACACAATACCGACTACGACTGGAATTTATTTGTAAATGTATTGCGAATGGGGAAGAAGTGAAATTGTCCGATATGATTTGGGCAAATAAACTTGCTAAAGCAAATACTACTGCTAATGAAATGTTAAAGATGGCACGTCGCCAGATTACTAACAAAATTGAAGAAGGTAGTATGGATGATTTTATGAATAGGATGGGTTTAGGAGATCCCGATCCATCCAACCACAAAAAGGGGTTTACATCTGCAGATGATGTGTTAGAATGGTTCCAGCAAGACAAACCTGACGACTGGAGACAACGTGACTAAGAAACAATATAAGCAATTGCTGCTAGACCACTTTACTGAGAGGTTGAATAAACTCACAATAAAGGAACTGAAGGAACTTGCATCGAGGCATACGTGAAGGATTATGTCAGTATCCAGACATGGGATCCAGTACTGGAAATGATGCGCTACCATTGGGTACACAAAACTGAAAAAGATCCTGTAGGGTTTGTAAAAAATCTTAATCCAAATGAAATACATCTTGAAACAACATGGAAGTAATTATTGAAGGTAAGGTCAAAACTGTATACGCAGGTGATGATGCTGATCGTGTCATCATTGAGTATCATGATAGAGTGACCGCAGGTAATGGTGAGATGGTAGATCATCCTTTAGGAAAAGGATCCCTCTGCTGTAGTATCTCTGCTCTTATCTTTGAGAAACTTGCTAAAGAACATATTCCAACTCATTACATTAATATGGTTGGTGCTAACAAGATGATCTGTAAGAAGGTGGATATTGTTCCACTAGAAGTTATTTGTCGCAATCGTGCTGCTGGATCTATTGTTCGTGAGACAACTCTTCGCGAAGGGTACTCACTACCACATCCTATTGTAGAGTTCTTTCTGAAAGATGATAGTAAGCATGATCCTTTGCTTACACCTGATCGTGTGAAACTAATGGGATATAATCCCGAACCTTTCATTGAGATGACACTACGTATCAATGACATCCTTCGTTCATTGTTCTACATCTTAGGTATTGACCTAGTTGACTTTAAGATCGAATTCGGTTATACTGCCCATGGTGAGTTGCTACTTGCTGATGAGATCAGTCCTGACTGCATGAGACTCTGGAAGATTGGTGGTGATGAACGATTTGATAAGGATCTGTTCAGAAACGATGAGGGGGATATTGTACCTGCTTATCGTGAGATCCTTGACCGACTACAACCTCTTGCTATTCAATGAAATTTCACATTCCTGATGAGATTAGAAAGAATGCATTCACCTGCTTCACTAGTTTGAATGAAGCAGAGCGAGCAGTTGTTCTACTTGGTGATGATGCTTATAGAGAGTCATTAGACCTTGAGAATGATGATGCTCCCTGTTGGGTTATGAATTCTGGAGAGACACATGGGTTTGTAGGTTGGAACCCTATATGTGTCCCTACCATGGAATACATTGTATGGAAACTAGATCGTCGTGGAAAAATTGCTAGAGGTGAAATCATTGGATAAGTTATCAAAAGATGAGATGAGAACTAAGATCAAAGAGTTCTCTACACTTCTCAAAAGTCAAAGAGAGCATTGGGACAAGGAAGGTAAGATTGGATTCACCTATTCTTGTGACCTTATCTCACAATCACTCATTACATTATACATTCGTTTAGGAAGAGACTAATGGCACTATCAAAATCAGTTCAAGACTCGCTCAATGAAGCAGAATCATCACTACGTAATGCTCTAGCATTTGCTGCTAGACAAGAACGTCCCATTGCTTGTACCCAAATTTCCAAGTTGATTGGTGACATTGAGAGTATCGGATCTTATGACGAACTTCTTGACTCACTTGACTCACTTACGGATGTTAAAAATCAATGATGGACTATAAAACTTCTGGCGTTGACATTATTAAAGGACGATCCTTTACAGAGTATCTCAAAGTATTGGCACCTAGAATTGGTGGGTTTAATGGAATGATTCATGTCCCGCCAGGATATGATCAACCTGTACTTGTATCTGGTGCTGATGGTGTGGGTACTAAGATTAACATTTGTAGAATTGCTGCTGATTATACTACTATCGGTATCGATTTGGTTGCCATGTGTGTCAACGATGTGATCTGCAGTGGTGCTAAACCACTATACTTTCTAGACTATATCTCTACCAAATCACTTGATGCTAATGTCAGTGACATTGTGTATGGAGTTGTTACTGGATGTGGACTCTCTGGAATGGATCTCCTCGGTGGAGAAACTGCAGAACATTACAGAGCAACTGACTATGACCTTGCTGGTTTCTGTACTGGTGTTGTAGAGAAGAATGAGGTTGTTGATGGTCAGAATATTAGACCAGGTGATGTAGTCATTGGTATTGAGAGTAGTGGTCTTCATAGTAATGGATACACTCTTGTCAATGATATGCTGTGGAGAAATTACATTTTCTACAAAGAGATGCCTGAGTTGCTAACACCAACCACCATCTATTCTCCACTGGTACAGCACCTGTTAGATGAGGTTCCTATCCTAGGCATGGCACACATTACTGGTGGTGGCATCCCTGAGAACCTCCCACGATGCCTTCCCGCTTCGATGAAAGTTGATGTTAACTATGATGCATGGGAGAGACCAGAGATCTTTAACAAACTCCAACAGGCAGGAGACATTGCTGAGGAGGAAATGAGAAATGTATTCAATCTAGGTATTGGATTCTGTTTGGTTGTACCTGAAGAGGTAGCAACGTTGACCCAGACTCTCATTGCCGATACCCCATATGGTATGAAATCTTGGGTTATTGGTAAAGTTTATGAGTAGTAAGATGCTATTCCTAGTTGATATCGGTAATGACAGATGTGTCAGTCATGATGGTCATATTCAACTAGGTATCTTTTCTCATAGTGTAGAGAAGCACCTTGAGTTATGTCCTGAACAAGAATGGCAGGTAACATACTGGATGCCTGATCCATTCTGTATTAGATACCCAAGACCAAACTATCAGCATACAATGAAGGCGAACGAAGGTTCACCTAGAACTGATAATGCTACTGATAGTAGACCAAGAGACTTCCCAGATCAAGCAACAAATAGATTAGAGAGAACATTATGAAGATGTGGGAGACAAAGTGCGTTGGTTGTGGTAAGATGATACCAGCGAATCAATGCCCTCAGGTTGGATGCTATGTCCCATCCGAGAAAAGATATAAAAATTCGTTATGTAAACCTTGTTGGGTTAAGTCAAAAAAATGAATATTTTTGTCACGAATGAATCACCTTGGAGATCTGCTGCTGTCTTACCAGACAAGCACATCGTCAAGATGCCCTTAGAAACCTGTCAGATGCTTGCTATTGTATGTTCTGACAAGTGGGGGCATGGTTATGGCACATTGCCTAAGAAAGACGGCACACCTTATGCTACAGAGAAGGGAGCATTCCGTAATCATCCATGCACTAAGTGGGCAAACGAATCTGTAGCAAATGCTAGATGGTTGCTTGAGCATGGTATTGCTCTATGCGAAGAGTATTTCACTCGATATGGCAAATGCCATACTTGCTTTAAAACTCTCCTTGCTGCTGACGAAATCATTCCTGATGTATCATGGGATGATCACACTCCTTTTGTTCGTGCAATGCCTGAGGAGTATAAGTTCGATGATAGTATCTCTACCATTGAAGCATATAAGATGTACATTGCATCTAAACCATGGGTATCTGATAACTACCTACGACTACCACACAACAAACCTGATTGGGTATAGTATAATGGACAAAATTGACACACAAGGCATGAGTCTTCCTGGTAAATCAAAGAGACCAAGTAGTTATGAACCTATGCCAGTAAAAATTCGCACAATCTTCACACCAGAAGAACGTGAAGAGTTGAAGCAGATCTTCAATGAAGTACTTGATGCTAGAGAACGTCCTGATCCCGTGGAATTGAAAAACGACACATTTGCGAAAGATTTGAAGGAATTATTTGAATGAAGTTTAAAGCACTAGTATTCATCCGACTACGATCACAAGTTGATGACTCTCCTGGTAATGCTGTGAGAGATGGTAGTAGACGATTGTCTGAGTTGGATATCAAGAAACTTAGACTTGGTAAGGTGATTGATATTTGGTTGGAAGCAGAAACCAGAGAGTATGCCGAGAAAGAAATCGAAATGCTTTCTGATCGTTTCTATGCCAATACAGTTATGGAAGACTGGGACTATGAATTAACTGAGATTGAAGAATTTCCCAAAGGTATTGAGTAATGGATGATTTTAACGCACCAGGATCTAACAAGAGTTGGATGGATGATGGATTTAAAAAGTTTATAGTTGAACATCAACTAGATAATGTAGTGAATATATTAAATGCTAAAATCGATCGATGTAATGTTTATAACAGCGACAATCGAGATGAAGTATATAAACAAATCACTATCACATATAAAGAACCCCCATGCAAGCAGTAATTTATTCTAACGGCAGTCAAGAGTGTGAGCGTATGACCTCACTACTTAAATCATTAGGTGGTGAATTCCTAGAATACAAACTTAACGAACACTTTACTCAAAGAGCATTTGAAGCAGAGTTCGGATCTGGGGCAACATATCCTCAGGTTGCTATTGGTGCTAAGCATCTTGGTAACATGCACGATACACTTCATTACATGAGTGATAAAGGTTTACTGGTGTGATATAATTATGGATACTTTAGGAATTTTTCCGATACCTATTGCGAAACAAGACAATTTTTTATCAGAAAACGATTGTATTAGATTAGCAGATATAAGTGCGGCACTTGACTACTATAAAAAAACTACAGAAGCAAAATCATATCGATCAGAAGAACGTAATGTTTTGGGGAAATATTTCCCAGAACTAAAAACATCAATTGAGTCCTTATTTACTGATTTTGCGTATAACACACTTACAGTAAAACGAACATGTGATTTTAAAATAATGGGTTCGTGGTCAACTATGACTCCACCTGGTGGTATGTCGAATAGACATTCTCATTGCAATTCGTTTTGGTCTGGTTGTCTATATTTTGCTGATTATACAAATCCTATACTATTTCATAAACCAATATTAAATCAAATTGTATTAGATCAGGATGTAGATAGAATAACACCTGAGCATTCAAATGAAGTAATTTTTGAACCTAGTAAAAGATCATTACTATTATTTCCAAGTCATTTGGGACATCAAGTTTCTCTTAACAGAACTAATAAAAATAGATATTCTCTTGCATTTAATATTTTACCAAATGGTATATTTGGAATGCATGATTCTATAACAAACATATCTGTGTCAGAATATGATTACTTACAATATGAATAAATAATTCGTAAGTGATTAAAGAAAGATGAAAGCATATCAACTTTCCCAACTATATCAATTTTTAGAAGGAAGTGTTGTACGTATGTACTTCATTCAGGGAATTCCATACACTTTTGATGAATTGCCATTAATTATACAAGATCACCCAACTGTTCAGACACAAGCACTGGAAGGAAAGGATTGGGATATGGAAGATCTATACAAATTATCATCATATTTGATGGAAGAAGAACTACACCCATTGGTATTTGATCTTCAAGTAAACGATAAAACTTTGTTACCACAAGATGATTGAAAATTTTTGTAAATGGTTTGAAGGAACGTTCAATAATAAAATACAAGCATTTACATACCCCTCTCGGTATGCTTATATTGTAGTTACTCATCGTAAGGTTAAAGATGGGTGGTTTTATGGTGAGCAAGCATATTTTAATAAGACACATAAACCATATCGTCAATTTTTGCTGAATATAGTAGCAGACGATAGCACAGGTAATATCGTAGTACAAAATTACGAAATCGAAGATAAAAGTCGTCATCTTGGGTTTAAAAACCTAGAGAGTCTTTTAAATATGGTCTTGACACACAAGGTAGGATGTGATACAATATTTGAGTTCAAGAATGGACACTATGCAGGTCGCATCGAACCAGGATGTTCTTGTGTCGTCATGCAAGGCGATAACGAAACCTACTTAGAAAACGTTGCATTTTTGGGCGAAGGGTGGTATAATGTAGAGGACAAGGGGTTTGACCCTGAGTCAAAAAAACAAGTCTGGGGATCTCAGCACGGATGCTTCTTATTTAAAAAATATGATAACTGATCTTTTTTCATTTAATCAGTTCTTTGTTCAATTTCAAGCACCCAATGCAGATGAATTAACTTCATACGTATTGAACAAAAGTGAAAACTATACTGCTTTTGATTGGACTAAAGGGTGCCAAGTACAAACTATTGCTTGTCCTTGGGAAGAAACTGATCAGTTAATTAAACCATCCATGCAAAAGTTTGGCGAGTCTGTGGGAAAATCTTTCTCATATACTTTCCATGATCCTTGGATCAATTGTTATGAACGTGGTTCTTATCAAGAAATACATGATCATATAGAAGTAGATTTTGCATCGGTATTCTTCCCTCAACAGGAAGATGACTTTGGACAATTTTTCTTTTATGATCGATATAACAATTCATTAAAACCTAAATGGAAAGAAATCTTTGGGTTCCGTACTACATGGACACCACAAGTATCTCCTGGAGATATTATTTTCTTTCCTAGTACAATTCTTCATGGAGTAAATGTTCATCATAGCAAAAAAACAAGAAAAACTTTTTCTTGCAATTATTCGTTTGATGAACTTCGTGAGTAATTATGGGGAGTACAAAAGATCTTTCTTATATGAAAGCGCCCCTATACTACAACCTCTCTAATAGCAGAGGGTAGTAAGGAGGATTGATAAAGAGCGAGTGGTCCACCTGCATGGTGCATCTTTCTCCTAAAATCCTCCTAACAATCCCAAGTAGCTCAGTGGCAGAGCCGCCGACTGTTAATCGGCTGGTCGCTGGTTCAAATCCAGCCTTGGGAGTTCTTAGTTTACTGAATAGGTAGACGTGATGTGTATAAATAAATCAAGGAAAACGACAATAAGCTCGGGTAGTTATGCCGCTAACAAGACTTGATAACTTGTATTCAAGTAAGACTGGAAAATACCTCTATGTATCTCCAGATGACTTTAATGCTACTGATGAACTGAACAACCGAGGAAATTCACCTTTACGTCCATTTAAGACGATTCAAAGGGCATTTATCGAAGTATCTAGATATTCATATCTACCTGGAGCAAATAACGACAGGTTTGACCAGTTCAGCATCATGTTGATGCCAGGTAATCACTATATTGATAACCGCCCAGGTCTTGTAACAGAAACTGCAGTAGAAGCAAGATATTTTGATGCATCTAACCTCCTGAAGGCAAATCGTCAGGAAGTTATTGATCGTGGAGTAGCAGAAGTATCAGTACAACATCCAGATTTTTTCTATCCTGGTGATCCACAAACAGGTGCATGGTCTCGTTATAAGGACGCATATCGTCTGATTCAGAAGAACAGAGAAGAGATCATTGATAGATCTGCTGCTGAAATTTCTGTTCAACACCCTGATTTTGTATACCCTAATGATGCTGCTACTGGTGAGTGGTCTAGATTTAATGATGGATATAATCTCATCCAAAGAAATAAAGATCTGATTGCACAAGATGCATTCGATCATATGGATGCTATTATTCGTCCTGATCCTGTACCTCCTGGTTATAACTCTGGTAGTTGTGTTCGCGACATCAAGTTCTTGATTGATGCTATCTCACTTGATGTTAAGCAAGGTGGTGGTAACAAGTATACTAGAAAGTATATTACTAATTACTTTAATGATGCTGGTACTGATTGGGTAGGAAGCAGAGTTTCTTATACTCCAACTGACGCAGCATACAATCCCGCAAATGGTAGCACTACAATTACCTTTGCTAATGATCATAACATTGCTGTTAATGATAGAGTATTCCTAGAAGCAGGTGCTTTGTCGTTCACTTGCGACATGGATGGTGATCAAGCAGTTAAATCTTATCCTCGTTCTGGTATTGATCCTGGCGCAATTAAAGGATTCTCTGTAACTCAGACTACTAATAATACTATCACATTCAATGGTGGTGTTTCTGGTCCTAATAAGTATTTCCAACCATCTGCTGCTACATATGATCCTGCAACTGGTGTCATGGAAGTCACCGTTGGACAGCATGGTCTAGGTGTTGGTCGTGGTGTTGTTCTAGAAGACAACTCCTTTACATTCACTTGCCTAACTGATCCTACACAACCTAAGACATATCCACGTCCTGGTAGTGATCCTTTCGCTGGTAAGTCTATTGCTATTGCTAGTGTTGGTTCTACATCACATACAGCAACTGATGCTCCATACGATGCAACAACTAACATTGTTACCCTAACAGTTGCAAATCATGGATTCTCTACTGGAGATTACATCAAGATTGAAGACAACTCTTTGGAGTATACATGTGTCCTAGATGGCAACCAAGAGACTAAATCTTATCCTCGTCCTGGTATTGATTATCCATCAGGTCGTTGGTTGGATATCACGGTTGTTGATACAAATACAATTACAATTGATGTAGGACCTTCCGAGTATACTGGTGCTCACACTTTTGTTGGTGGAACTGGTGCTTTTGAACGTCAAGATGGTACGTTTACAATTAACGTTGGTACTTCTTCTGATACATCAGCTCATACATTTGTTAGTGCAACTGCTCAAGCAATTAAGCACGAACCACAATCTACACATGCATTCGTTAGTGCATTAACAAATGGTCTTGTTCATGATGCAACCAGTGGTCTTCGTGGAGAAGAAGTTTCTGCATTGACTGCATTTGCTAAAGCAATTGAGTTGATGAAGTCAGCAATGACTAATAACTTCACTTCTACATCATCTCCTGGTAATGAGTATAAGGATCTGACAGTAACTCCTGGTGAAGCAGTTTATGGTGATGGTAACGGAGTAGTTGCTAACACTTCTGTTAATGCCTGTACTGATATTCAGAACATGGTGGATACGCTATATGCTATCGTTGATACAATCTTCGATGATGCAAATCTAGCAGCAAACAATGGTACTTTCCTACTCAGTTCTCTTCTACCTGCAGAAACGAGTTCCACAATTCTCCCTGATGGCGAGATCAAGTGTAAGCGTGACATTGGTCAATTTGTTGACGCTATTGCCCTTGATGTTCATGAAGCAGGTGGAAACGTATATACGAGAAAACTTGCACAAAATTACTTTGATGAGTCTGGAACTAACTGGGTTTCTAATGGTCTCCAAGGTGAAACTGCTGAGTCACTGACTGCATTTAACTTTGCAATCGGTGAGATGAAGAAAGCGATTACTAATCAGCTTTACTTCAAAGATTCTGGTCCTAATGGTATCACTCCTGGTGATGCTATCTTTGGTAACACCAACAACCCACAGGAAAACCTACAATCTGGTAACCCTGCTGCATGTGCTGACGTTCAGTCTGCTATTGACACATTGGGTGCTATTGTTATCACTGCTGTTACTGACGAGAATCTTTCACAACTTCCCGCAGAAACAATTTCTACCCAAGTCTCTACTGGTCATGCTAAGTGCAAGCGTGATGCTGGTATTATTGTTGATGGTTTGATTGATGACCTAGGAACTGATGGTAATGCTAACACCATTACTAACACTAAAGCATATTTTGACCGCTTCGGTAATCCAATTTCTAATGGTCTTCTAGGCGAAGAAGCAGAATCTGTCACTGCATTTGGTGCTATTGGTTATTGGGCAAAGAGAGCAGTTACCAACAGATTGTTTGCTAAAGATCTGACAATCTCTCCTGGACCTGCTATTGCTGGTGCTAATACTCCTGTAATTCCTTTTACTGGATCTGGCAATCTAGCAACATGTCAAGATGTTCAGGCAACTATTGATACATTGATCACGATTCTAACTGACGTTATTTCAGTCGGAAATCTTGACGATCTGGCATCTGTTAAAGTTACTGGTGTTCTTCCTTCCTTCAATTACAATAGAGCACTGGAAGAGTGGCAGGATAATTCAATTGTTGATCTAAGCAATCCTGACAACGTTCTCTATAAGTTTAACGCAGAAAAAGGTGGTTGTATCGTTCCTAGAGGTTGTTCTCTAATCGGTTATGACCTACGTCGTACAGTTGTTCGTCCTCTGTATGTTCCTGATCCTGCTGATACTACACAAGACAGAACTTGTATCTTCAACCTAACTGGTGGTTGTTATATCTGGCAGTTCACTATCAAAGATGGTGATCTTTCTGCACAATCTCCTCTGTATGATGCAACTGCAGGTGTCGGTAAAGTTTATAACAAGCGTGGTTCTACTCAACTAGCAATTCCTGAGTATTCTCACCATAAAATTTGCATCATGGAGTATGCAGATTCTAAAGATCTTGATAACTACTACGAAAAAGTAGGTAAGTCATTCCAGCAATTCCAACCAACTATCGATGATGGTGGACTAGAAGCACTGGTTCAAGAAAACAGAATCGTTGGTCCTCTATCTGATAGCAGAACTATCGAGAGTATTAAAGTTGAGGATTCCACTACATTCATCGGAACTGCTAACAGCACGGATCAACTAGTTAATGTATCTGATACCAGCAAACTCAACGTTGGTGCAACAGTTACATCTAGTGATGTAAGCGTAGTTATCAATCCTAACACTAGAATTGAATCTATCTCTGGTAACACAGTTACCCTGACTCAAGCAATTAGTGGTGCTGGTTCAGTTTCATTCGTTTCGCAATTCGGTTATTCAAACATTACCATTGTCACCAAGATTGATCATGGTTACTTTGAAGGTCAGTACGTTGCTATCATTAACTCTGGACTATCTGATGAAATCAACGGAACCTGGAAGGTTACCAAGATTGATCAGGTTAATCCTAAGGTATTTGAGTATGAAGTATACAATAATACCGCAGCATCACTTGGACTTGTATCTGGTCAAACTTATTTCTCTGGTGAAGTCGGTGGAGTCTCTACAAACGCGGTAGTTCTTGCGGAAATTGACTCTGTTGAGTCCGCATCTCCTTATGTGTTTAACTGCTCGATCCGCTCTACTTGGGGTCAATGCGGCATGTGGGCGGATGGATCTAAGGCGACTGGATTTAAGTCAATGGTCGTAGCTCAATATACTGGAGTTAGCCTTCAAAAAGATGATCGTGCGTTCATTCGTTACGACAGACTTACCAATACTTGGAACCAAGCATCACTTACTGACGCATTTGCTACCATTCCTTACCATACTAAGGGTGATGCATACTGGAAAGATGACTGGAGAAACTTCCACATCCGTGCTTCGGATGACTCTTTCGTTCAGTGCGTCTCGGTCTTTGCTGTTGGTTTCTTCGATCACTTCCTAATGGAAAGTGGTGGAGATATGTCCATCACGAACTCGAACTCTAACTTCGGTAATACATCACTTCACTCTGTTGGTTTCAAAGGATTCTCCTTCAACCAAGATAAGGGTGGATACATTACTGATATTATTCCACCTGGTACAATTAATGAGAGTACGACAATCATCAACCAGTGGTATACTTTAGATGTTAGTGCATCTAAGTCTAGAAACAACCATACTAAACTATACCTTGCTGGTGATGACGTTAATGATCCAGAATCCCGTCCAGCATCTTCCATTAATGGATATAGAATTGGTGCTAAAACAGGTGAGACACTAGCAGTTGATCTTTCTCGTTATCCTTCAGAACCTGCTGGTCCACTTGAGTTTACATCAAAAATTTCTCCAAGTGGATTTAAGTCTTGGACAGTTGGCATCGAAACTCTAACTCCTGCAAGCGCAGCAGTTGACAATTATGCACAAGATGCTGCTAACAGAATTGAAGATAACAAAGAACTGATTCAGAACGAATCTTATCAGTACATTGTTACTAAGTACCCAGAACTTCTTTCTAATCCAAACATTGTTATTGGTAAGTGCGAAAGAGACATCGGATATTTTGTTGATGCTGTTGTCAATGACTTGAGACTTGGTGGTAACATCAACTCTATTCAAGCAGCAGAAGGTTACTACATTCAAGGTCAACTCTCTTACATCTTTAATGAGTTGAACGAAACTTTGGATGCTCTTGATTATGTTAAGAGCATGATGATCGCAGCAATGCGTAATTTTGATTACCTAATTAGAGATTGTTCTCTAACTCCTAACTCGGCAATTGTCAATGTTGGAGACACATCTGGTCTTATCATTGGAATGAAGGTTAATGAGTACACACCTTCTTCCTTTACTAATGGTAAACTTAATGCTTCACCAACTGAAATTACAACTAACCTAGATGGTAATAGTTTCATTAAGCAAATTATTAGTGATACTCAAATTGAATTGGGTGTTCCTGGTGCTAGATTGAGTTTTGGATCTACAAGACCTGTACAATCTACAAGTCCTGGAACTACAAGTTCTTTCCTATACTTCACTCTTCCTCAAGGTTCATGGTCTGCGATCACTCCTACGACTGATCCAACAATCACTCAAGATAGCAGAGTTGATCCAATTTCTGGTGATCCACTGCCTGAGTGCTCTAACATTGCAACCACAATTGATGGTTACTTTGAGCAGATCTTCTTGGTACTTAACTCTGGTTATAGTGTACTGGGTGGTACTGAAGTTGATGCTTCTAATGCAATCACTGATAATGCACGTTTCATTGCTTCAGAAGCAGTTTTCAGAATTGCTAATGATCCCGCATATGCTGGAACAAAATTAGGTCAAGGTCTACTAGCATCTACTGGCGAAACAATCGAAGATGCTTGTATTGATGACGTTGAAACTGTACTTAACGAGATTGCATACAACATTAGATTTGGTGGTAATAACAAAGTATATGCAGCTGCTGAACTCTATATCACTAGCGCATCAGTTATTGGTGAGCAAACTGAATCTATTGCAGCATTTAATCTGGCGAGAGATCTTGCCATCAATGCGATGCGTCAAGAAACAATCACAGTTCAAGGTACACATGGTCTTACTCAAGTAATTGATAACACCATTATTCCTGACTATGATGCAAATGGCAACCTTGTAACACCTCCATGTGCTGGTATTGCAAACAACATTACTACTTTGACTGCACTAATTACCTCTGCTATTCAAGGTACATTGGTAGGTAGCATTACAATGCCTACATTTGCTTCTGTAACACGTGTTGAACCTAATACTAACCTATCTGGTCTATCTGCTCGCGCAACGCTATTCACGCTTGCTACAGGCACCTTTGCAGGCAATCCTAACCCACATGACCTTGAAACTGGTACTGCTGTTAGATTGATTCCTCGTGCAAAAGCAGGTCAAAATCCTGATAAGCGTGTTGTTAGACTACCTGATGGATTTAAGACGAATACAAAGTATTATGTTATTGCTCCTGGTAGAAATCTTTATCCAGAGAATTTCTCTCTATCTGCTACCGCAGTTTCTGTTACTGAAGCCGCTGGTACATCATTCACTGCTCCTAATACTACAAGAGCAACAGCAACAGGTCTCTATCGTTCATTAGTTGCACAACCTAAAGTTGCTGGAGATGGTACTGCATTAGCATCTGGTACTGGACTACGCTTTAACATTCAGGTTAATGCTGATGGTTCTCTACAACTTGGCGATGGCGTAAATCTTGATGGAATCGCTAATGGTGGTTCTAGATATCAAAATGGAGACGTTGTTGTTATTAGTGATGGTCAACTAGGTGGAACTGGTGCTCCTGACATCGAGATTGAAATCACTGCAGTATCCACAGCAGAATATCCTGGTGTATTCGATGGAACTGAGACTAACAAGATGATGCTTGCTACATCTCCTGAGAATGCAGCAGCAGGTATCTACATGTACTCTCCTGAGACTGACTCAGTTGATCCTGATGTTGAGATCTACATTGAGCAGTATGTACTAGATGGCAACTATGATCTTCATAAGTACAAGTCCAATGTTGTTGGTGCATCTGAGATTGAGACAAACGTTGCTCATATCTTTGACGTTCCTGCTTCTAATACAACTTCACAGCAAGTATTTGTCAGAATTGCTACTGACATTGCGGGATCTACTCTACCTCAACTGAGTGGTTCTGCTGCTTCAATTAACACTAACACCTTATACTTTGTACGTTACGTTTCCAACAAACGTGTTACTCTTCATGAAACAGCAGCTGATGCTGAGTCTGGTGACAGAGCACTGACGTTTGTTTCTGGAACAGGTAATAATTTCTATCTCTATGCTAATAAGCGTCCATCACCTCTAGTCTTTGACCCTGAGTTTACAACAACAGGAAACAATAGTGGTTTGTGGTATCTTAATGTTGAAGATGAGTCAAATTCTGGTAATAGTGGCACATATAATCGCTATAGTATTCTTTCGAGATTCCATGGTGGTGTAGAACTGGTCAATGATTTCCAAACTAAGACTGATCCTACACTTGATACTCGTTATCTTCGTGTTGAAGATGAAAGAGGTAAGGAAGATCGTGTTTATAGAATGCGTTATGTTGTTCCTTCCTACTTGGAGACAGTACGTGATCCCCTTAATGGTTTCGTTATCAAATGTAGAACTGATGACAAACGTCGCTTAGTTCCACAAAGAGTATTGCTGAAGCCTATTCCTGGTAACCCAAATAATGTTGCATCGTTCTTTAACCCCACCAATGCTGGTGAGCAAATTGGTCTAAACAAGTCAGAATTGATTGCTGATCAAGTAAGAACAATTGATCCATCTGTTGTTGATCTACTACCAGAACAGCAAAATCTTTACGATCCATATCTAGAACCGAAGGTAATTGAATTTGATTCTAAGATTTCTGCTACGATTCAATCTGCACGTAAAGTTCAACCCATTCTAGGATCCAGTGATGAGTTCCTAGAGGTAACACTCTTTGATCACACGATCGTTAATCAGTCTGTTAAGAACGAGATCTTCACAGTTGTTCGTTGTAACTTCCTGCAAGGTGGATTCTTCACTGCTAATGCAACTCAAAGTAATGATGCTAATAAGATTACGTGGGAGACAGTAGGTGGCGGCACAGTACAAGGTGAAGCATATCTACAATCATACATTAATGATATTGAAACTTCTCAAGCAGTTTTAGTCTTGAAAGGTGTTGTTGGCGAACTAGATTTCATTGCAGGTAATGTAGTTCTGTTCAAGCAAGGTGCAGTTCAAATTCAACTCGTCGAGACTCCTAACTCGTTCGGTGATATTGCAAGACTAGACAAAGCAAAACGTGACAACTACCTCTATAGAGTAGAAGGAGCAAACGTTTATACTATTGCTCCTGGTGATATTGTTACTGATGATACTGGTCAGAATGCATACTTTGTCGCAACAATTGAAGACCAAGGAAACTTTGATGATTCCTTCTACATCTTTGATATTAATACGTTGCAAGAGCGTATTGCAAACCAACAGGATGGTATCTACTACCTAACCTGCTTGCGTGGTAATATCTCTCCGTTCCCACAAGGATCTGGTGTTGGTGAGAACTTCAGAAACTTTAAGTTCTCTCAACCTATTTCTCAGTTGTATCCTATCAACTACAAGAACGACCCATTGTGGTTCCAAGTTGATGGTGGTACAGGTGTTAGAGATACTTCTATTGTTGATGTTCCTGCTACAATTTCTGCTGCTGACAACTATGTACATGGTTTGGTAACAGTTAACGATGCTAAGGGTAGTGAAACGAAAGAGATGATTACCGATGCAATCTCTAACTCTTTCCTAAATCGATTTACTTACACCAATGTAACAACAGATAGTAATGGAAACATTATTGATAACAGAATTCAAGGACAAGAAGGTAATGCAACTTCTGGTTCTGAAGATAGATTGATTCCAATCTCTGGAGACTCGCAGTTCCCAACAGAACGTAAACTTTACGTCGAACTTCGTAGACCATCTATTGCTAGATCTGGTAACCACACATTTGAGTATCTTGGATTCGGTCCTGGTAACTATTCAACTGGTTTCCCACTTCGCCAAGAAGTTGTTCTTACTGATAAGCAAGACTTCTACGCTCAGGCAAAACGTGAAGATGGTGGTATCGTCTTCTACACAGGTCTAAACTCTAACGGCGACCTCTATATTGGTAACAAGAAAGTCAACGCTATCACTGGCGAAGAGACATTCCTTGAATCTGCTTCATTGATTGATTCTGAGGATGATGATGAGAACATCGGAACGCTTGTTACGACATTCGATTCTCCAGTAACGTTTAATTCTACAATTGTAGTTGCTGGCAAGTCCTCATTGAACGGACCTGTTGAGATCAATGTTGAAGCATCTGAAGGCGATGCACTTAGAGTACTCTCTAATATTTCTGCTGATGAAGATCAAACATTGTTTGCTGGTTCTTGGAGAACTCAATCAGATGGTGATATCTTACTCTCTGGTAACAAGATTAGATCCGCTGTATTTGTTCTAAATGCTCGTCCAAAACCATCTGCTCAGTATGGTCAGTCCTACACTTGGAGAACTAACTATCTTGGTTCTGAACCATCTAACCTTACACCTTGGCAGGATGAAGATACTGCATTCTATGGAACTCAGGTTGTTGAGTATGGTGCCAACCTACTGAAAGATCCTGCCGCTGGCGATCTTCTATACAAAGGTAGCTATGTTGGAGAGTCTGGTTCACTTGGTTGGATTCTTGCTAATAAATTCACTAGTTTTGCTGCTAAAATCTTTAGAATTACTGCAGATGGAACAAAGAATCTAACAGTTGAGTTTGCTGCAACCTTTACTAACGAGAATGTCAAGATTCTGCAAGATTCTCAGATTAGAATCATTAACTTCTCTAACAACGTTCTTAATGGTGACTGGGAAGTTGTTGATGGTACTTGGTCTGAAACAGGTGTTACATTCCAATTCCAGATTTCAACTGAGATTGGTGCTGGTACTATCTACACTGCTACAGATTGGGCTGGTGGAGACATTCAAGTTTCTTCCAAGCAATGGAAAGAACAAGGTGTTCTTGGTGCTGAAACAATCAGAACTTACACAGATGAGCGTGGAGATTACAGACTCGGTGTTAACACAGTTGCAAGAACTGCTTTTGATGCAGTTCTCTCTAACAATGTTAACGAGTTCACCACTCCTCGCGCAAACCTTGATGTTGTAGGTACTGCATTCATCTCTGGTAAAACTTTAGTCTCATACGATGTCAATGGTGTTGTACAAGAGAACCGCTACGATAACGTTGGTCAAGATTCTGGTGGAAACACCATAGTCAACATTAATGGTCTTGGTAATCTTAATAGTGATCAGCGTGAAGGTCTAACAGGTGCTCTACTTACCCAGAAGGGATTCATTCCTCAGGATAATGCACTGCTAGTCGGTGGTGATAGTAATAACCTTGATCAACCTGCAACTCTACGTGTTGCAACCAGTGATGATTTAACTCCTGGCACTACTTACACTGCTGGTGGTAGAGTTGGTATTAATACTGCTCTTGGTGTTACTCCTGAAAGAGAACTAGATCGTAACTTGGTTGTTGTTGGTGATGGTAGAATCACTGGTAATTTCTTGATCTCCGATGACATCAGTGTCGATGGTGGTGATATTAACACTACATCACAAGCATTTAATCTAATTAATAACAATGCTACAATCCTGAACTTTGCTGGTGATGCACAACTGATTGATATGTTCAGTAATACCAGTAATGATCAAACGATCACTATTGGTGCTAATGCTGACTTCCAAACAGTAAGAATTGGTACGAACGTACCTAGATCAATCTTCAGTGTTCATGCTCTATCAGAAAATGCATTTGTAGACATTGCAACAGTTGCTGATGATGCTGATAAGGATTCTCAAGTCTTCATCGGTGGTGCATGGGGAAATGCAGACTCCAAGGTTGTTCTAGGATCTGCACAAACTATCACTGGTGGTACATTAGAGGTTGGCAGTAAAGTTGCTGCTGGTACTGGTGAAGCAAGAATCTTCACTCAAACTGGTAAAGCAAGACTATTTGATGATGATAGAACGCAACAAGTTGAAGCGTTTACTAAAGCAAATAAGATTACAATTGCATCTCTTGGTGGTACAACTACCATTAGAAACTCCCTGAAAGTTCAAGCATCTGCAACAGTTGATTCCAGTATTATCCTTGATGGTGGTACAACTGCAGGTATCATTGAAATTGTAAGAGAAAGATTCTCTACTCCTATTAGTCTTCACAACCTAGGATCCCTTGATACTCCTAACATTGACTTCTACAAGTATAAGAGTACTGGTAGAGTAATTGATACTCCTGGTGTAAGACTTTGGGGTGGTAGTCAGGACATTGCTGGTGGTGGTAGAATCTCTGGATTTGATAACCTACAAGCACCTGATCCTTCTAACTTGCGTGTTTCTGGACAATATGCGTTTAGATTCGCTACTGGTGGTAGTGGTAGTGGTGCTGCATTCGATATTTCGGTTGCATTTGATGGAACAGTATCAGTAGAGGTTGTTTCAACTGGTACTGGATATGCTGATAATCAGCAACTAACGATTGCCGACTCCTTAATTGGTGGCGGTGGTGCTCCAGATATTACTCTGGATATTAATGGAGTTACTGATTCTAGTGATGTATTCATCCTACCAATCAGTACACCTGGAGCTGGCGACTTTGATATCGGTGATCTAATTCTTCTTGATCGTGGTAACTCTGCATCTCCTAACAACATTATTGTTACTGGTGGCGGTTCTATTACAGGTCTGCGTGATCAAGCAAAGTCTGAGATCATGCGTGTTGTTGGATTAGATAACGTAACTAATCCTAGTGATGGTCAAGGATTCAGAATCTCTGTTACAAGAGCAGAAGAAGGTACTGGTGATCCTACAACACAAACTTCTCTGGGTCGTTCTGGTTGGATCGATCACCCTGATGGCACAGTAATTGCTAAACTTGATAAGCAACCTGCTGCATCCTTCATTACTGGTAAGGATATTGGATCACCTGGTCAACCAACAGTACCAGATGGCATTATTGACGAACCTAGATCAGGTATTGATAGCTCTACTGCTAATGTAAGAATTGGTGTTGCTGAGTTTGGTGGCGTTCTAACTACTCTTGACTTATTGAGACTAGATGGCGCTGAAATTGTTGGTATTGCTGATGTTATTAGCACCGATGTTCAAGCATTGATTGTTAACGATGGTGGATCACCTGCGGTAGAAAACTTTAGAGTTAACTCTACTACTGGTGACACTACTATTGCAGGTAATGTTGGTATTGGACTTGGATTCAATCAGTTTACTATCAATGGTGCAAATGGTAACACTAATATCAATGGCACTACGACTATTGAAAATACACTGACACTAAATGGATCTACGATTGTTAACCAGCAATTCTTTACCATCACCAATGGCGGTCCTTCTTTCCAGAACGATGGTGTTACAGTTGCTACTCCGCTAAGAACTACATTTGAAATCGATACTGCTAATGGCAATGTAACGATGAACGGGGGTAACCTTAACATCTATGCTGTTGATGGTACAACTGAACGTTTAACCCTTACAGGTGCAGGCGATCTTACAGTTTATGGTTCTCTATCTGCTGAAGGTGATGGACTATCTAAATTCGGTGGTCCTGTTCAAATTGCTGGTGACCTAACAGTCAATGGTGGAGACTTCGTTGTTAATCAAAATGGTAATGAAGTCTTTGCAGTTGACGATGACGGATCCCTCAATATTGCTGGAATTTCTAACTACATCTCACCTACTGGTGGTATGAAGTGGGTTGTTGCTAATACTAGCATTATCAATGCTGATGCAAATGTCAATTACTTTGTTGATGTCTCTGGTACAACACTATTCAAGTTACCTGTTAATGCTCAAATGGGCGACATGGTTCGCATTATAGATATTAGTGGTATCCTATCTTACGATAAGTCTTTGGTTGTTAGAGCACAATCTCTAGTCAATGTTCAAGGATCTCAAAGTAATACAGGCACTACCGTAACAGGAAACACTCTTGGCGAAAACTTCTCACTAACACATAACGGCGGTGAATTGGTTGTTCAAACTCCAAATGCTGCATTTGGTCTTGTGTTCTGTGGTGAGGTTGATGCCGATGGTAACGGAGGCGCTAACCCCAATAAAGCAGGTTGGTATCTAATGGACGTATAAGGAATGTCATTCTATCAGGAAATAAGAACTGCCAAAGCAGCTGCTATTGGTACAATCATGCCATGGACAGGGGGTATCTCAAGTATCCCCAATGGGTGGATTCCTTGTGATGGATCACAGATTAGTGCAGGTGATTTTCCTTTGCTGTCTAGAGCAATTGGAGATACATATAATCTATCAACAGCAGTAACTGAAGGTCTAATTGAAAATTTTGCTGGAACTGCAGCAGTACAAGCAGGAAGAATACCTGGAACATACATCTATTCACCTTTAGATGGTAGTGGGGGTGGAGCTAACTTTGCTATCATTGTAGGCGATGCTGGCACCCAATCAGGCAATGCTCCTAATGGTGTAGGTGGTACAGTTACATTCCAACTTTTAGCACCAGGTGTTAATTATGTTGTTGGTGATGTATTAAGTATTCCTGGAGGTAACTCTGGTAATGGTTCTGATATGTCTGTTGCTGTTCAGTCAATTAAGCAGGGATCTGTTTCTACTTTTGGTGGAGAGTTTCCGAATTATGCTGGCGAAATTGTTCTTCCAAATCTTTTAAACAGACCATTGGTTGATGTTCAAGAAGATTATTTTGGTCCTGGTACTCCTACAGGCAGAGCATTTGACCAAGAGTCGGATGCATTTACACAAATTACACCATATATTGGAGCAAATAGCGACACTGGTGTGCCCACATCTTTTAATGATGTTGCAACCGATGTTGTATTTGAATTAAACGAAAGAAATACAACACCTGGATCTGGTGGTGGAGTAGATTATTACTATGGTGGTAAGTTACAGGGTAATATAGTCATTCCTGGATCAGGTGAAGGTAGTAAAGTTATGTTCTTTGGACCTAGAAAATTGGGTAGAGGACATATTAAGGGACATGGGCATGGTGGTAGATATGATACTATTAAAGTTAATCCTACTACACAACCTGGAGAAGGTGTTATTCCATGGTCATCTTTGAACTTTAACTTTACTGCAGAAGTTCAAACTAGTGATAGTGATATTTTTATTACAAATGATAATGAATTTGATCTAGAGTATACTATGGGAGACTACAATAGAGGCAGATCTGGTCTTGGTGGTGGACAACCAGGCAGAACGCTTGCTATCATTAATGCAGAAAGTCCACCAGTTAACTGGACACCAAAGCAGGTTACTTATACTCCCATTCAAGCAGAGCTTAATCAACCACTAAACCACAGAACATTTAATGAAGGTGTTGGTTTGAAGAAGGGTGCTCTGTCTGGTGGTATCTTTGGTTTTAATAAAGGTCCTGGAGAAAAAAGAGATGTTGATTATGGTATCGGTGGAATTCCTATTGCAAATATAGGGTCAGGTCTTACAAACTGGTATCCTGATCTTCTAGAATATGCTGGAACGTCAGATTCTGGACTATCTGCGCCTTCTGCATTCGATACTTATGATACATTTAATAGTAATCCTGGTTGGGATTTTGGAGTAAAAAGTCCATCAACAGCAACACAGGATCAAATTCTTGCTCATACCCATGATGAATTTGATGTTAACTTTGATAGAGCAGGAATGAGACCAGAAAATAGTATCAATGTGTATGTTACTGCTCCTAATGATAATTTAAACCTAGATAATTCTAGAAATGTTGGTGTTTTCCAAATAAACCTCAACACGACACAACCAGGCATGACATGTGTCTACGTAATCCGAGCATATTAAAATGGCATTTAATACCAATAATAACTACTCTCAAATTAAAGCACATTTTGGTGGATTTATTGGATCTATCCAAACTCATGCAACATCGTCACTTGGTAGTGTAAATGATCCAAATTTTACATCGTTTCAGGAAATTATTCCCGCAGGATTTTTGAAGTGTGATGGGTCAATTCAAAATGCTCAAAAATATCTTGCCTTAAGTAAGGTATTAGGTGTAGGTAGTGAATCTAAATTTAAAAAACTAAATGTTGATCTTAGAGAACCAGATGAAGAAACTGGAGATCTAGGACAATTTCAATTACCTGACTTAGGATCAAAAGTTATTATTCCTAGCAGAAGTGTTGGTGATTATCTTTCAACAACTGTTGGTGATACAGATGAATATAGAGTAGGACCAGCAGCAGAAGTTATTTGTAATGAAGGAACTCAACTAACATGTGACTTTATTGGTAGTTTTGAAGGAGTTCCTGTTTCAACTAATTATGATTTTAAATCTAGTCCCAAATATCAATTTGAAACTACATCAACAGAACAATTCCTTGATATCGAAAACTTTCAAGGACATGCTCATGATGCTGATGTAGGATATCTAAACTATACTACATCTCATATTGTTGGTGGTGATGGTAAAGATGATGGACAAGATATTGGTAACTCAGGTTCTGGTAATGTTCTAGACGTTTCAAATTCAAATACGTCGGCATTATCATCGCACACACATAAAATTGCCAAACCAACACTTTACACTCAAAATTTTCAATATCAGCATACTGTATTTCCAATCCCTGCTGATAATGTGAATACTGTATTAAATATTTCCACAGAAAGAATCACTAAGTTGGATGATGTGGTTACTCCATTCATTATTGTTAGTTACATTATTAAAATTTGAGGAGGTTGAGATATGGTAGTTCCAAGGACACAATGTATATCAATTATTGACGAATCGGTTGGTAATCAGGCAAGAAATAATTATAATAGTTTTCCACCACCAGCACCTTATCCACAAAGTGTAAGTAGCAGCGCACAGGCGATTGCTAACGATTGGACCAGATTTAGAGATTTATATCCCAACAATAGTGGTACTGGTAGAGAGTTTTGGTTACTACAACCAGGACGAACTCAGTCTCAACTATTAAGACCAACCAGTTATATTAATGACTCATTAACTCATACTGTTACAGTTGCTAGAGATAACGGCAACGTTGCTTCAAGATCAGATTGGTTTGCTATTTGTAATCTAGGAAGTCAACCACCAGGTTCTTATGTATCCTTGTGGCTAGACGTTTCGGGTTCGATGAGAAAATCTACTGTACTAGCGTCGTACAACTATTTTATTGAACGATGTGCAGCAGAAGGTATTAATGTTGTTTATGAAGAGAGTGATCAAGGTGAAAGATGGTCTGCAGATCAGGCAGTTGATTTTCCTCCATCGGCATCATTCTCTACAGATCCCAATCATCAGACTAACTTTAATGAGCAAAGTGGTGTTACTATTCCATATAATGGAACTGCAGTACTATCGTGGATTGTATTTGGAGACACTACATCAGCAAATATATTACCAGATGTAGGAGTAGTTTCTGATCCATCAGGTACTATTACTGTTAATCCAACATCATCAACAAATTATACTTTAACTGTTGTTGGTCCTGCTGGTACTACGACACGACAAGTCACTGTTACGGTATTACCTCCACCTCCACCAACAGTTACGTTTACAATTACTCCTAATAACTATATTGACCCTGGTTCTGCCACGTTAAGTTGGGATGTTACTGGTGTTAATGTTGATTTTCTATCAATTAATAATGGAATTGGTAATGTTTTACCACTTGGATTAAATGGTAGTATAGTAGTTAATCCGAGTGTATCACGTACTTACACTATAACTGCAAAAAATTTCGGTGGTGCATTAGGATCTACAACTACAAAAAGTGTAGATCTAACTGTTTATGAACCGACAGTTGCTACTATTTTTATTAATCCTAACCCAATTACAGTCGGTCAAACTCCAACTTTGTCTTGGGTTGTTAGTGGTGATGCTGATACAGCAACTATTAATCAAGGTATTGGTGCTGTACTACTGACATCAAATACTCCTGTTAGTCCATCTACATCAACTACATATACTATTACTGCTAGTGGTCCTGGAGGTACTGATACTGCTAGTGTAACAGCTAATGTTTGTCAAATACCTCAAATTAGTGCCAATTTCCCAGCTAATATAGATTATGGGGAACAATTTAATGTAGATATTACATATGCTGCAGCACCAACTGTTCAAGTAACAGCATTGATGACTTATACTGATGGTAGTGTTGCTAATGTTGTATTTGACTTGGCAGGCAATGATAGTGACAAAAATATTACACAAAAAACTGAAACATTTAATTCATCCATTGTATATACTGATTTTGGACCTGAGTTTATTTCATATAGTTTATCAGCACAGGGATGTGGTGGAACAACTAATGTAAATGTTACTCCAACATTAACTATTGAAATTGATGAGTTACCTGATAATATTACTATACCAGATAGTTTAGAACAAATACCATCTGATGACGTAGAAGCACCAGAAATTGATATTGTTCTCAGTGACCCCATTGTTGTCACGGATATTGATATTCCTGTTGAAATTAGATCAGACAAACCAATTCAAGTTAGGTTTGACGATGCTGATCCTCTAATTGAAGCAAATTGGAAAGATGTAAGAAGTAGGGACGTTTAATGAGTTCATCACCTGTTAGTTACAACATACCATTTGGGGGTCAATCAGGAACAATTCCTGGTGGTGCTCAAAATATTTCTTTAAGTATTGCAGCAGGATCAGGAGGTTCTGGAGGTTTTGACTCTGGTGGTCCTGGTGGCGGTGGAGGTAATGGTAGATCTGGTAATTTTAATATTCCAACATCAAATAGCAATAGATCTTTTCTTGGTAGATGGGGTGCTAGAGGTAGTAATGGTCCTGGTGGATCTGGTGCTGCTGTTGGTGGTCCTGGCGGAAATATTGCTGGTGGAAGTGGCAAAGGTGGCAAAGGTGGTGATGATGGAACTAGTGGATGGTCTGGTTGTGGAGCAGGTGGGGGAGCAGCATCTGTATTTTATTTGGGTGGAAATATTGTAGTTACCGCTGGAGGCGGTGGCGGTGGTGGAGGTGGATCCTACTCATGTGGTGGTGCTCAACGTCCTGGTGGCACTGGCGGCACTGGTGGTGGGTTTTCATCTGGTGGTGTTGGTTTATCTAATGGTGGCGGCGGCGGTTCTCCTGGTGGTGGAGACGGCGGAGGCGGCGGCGGTGGAGGCGGCGGTTCTTCAGGCGGCGGTGGAGGCGGTCAAGGTGTTGAT